ATGGGAATGTGGCCAAAGAGATTGTGACAGATTCTAATGTAGTTTTGCGGATGATTGATCTTCCAAAACTAAAAGAGAAAGACTCAAACAAAGGGGCTGAGCGGCGCGACTGGATCGCATTGGGAAAACTGAAGATAGCGATTTCCAATGCAGCACATAAGCGCGACGGTAAAATCATCGAAAACAACGAAGAAGTCCGTTGCTTCGTATGCGGCGGTCAAATCGTTGATCTGACCGGTTCCGATTCGCAGGTAGGCTGCGCCAAGGGACATTTGTCTGACGGCGACCATAATATTGTAAGGTGGATTTTTTCGCAAACCCGTGGAAATAATGTGCAATCGGAAGGTTTGCGAAAAAAGAGCATGGCGGCCCATGCGTAAAGTGCTGTATATTCGTGCCTTACCAGAGCGGTTGCAGAACTGTGTCCAACGGAAAGGGTGTTGGAACGACTACCTTTACCACCATCATTCGCGTATGCAGAACTGTGTCCAACGGAAAGGGTGTTGGAACTTCTTCGAGAGTGGACCAAAGTCCAGCAGAAGGGATGTTGGAACCGAAAAGCGCAAATACCTGCCGCAAACGCAAAACTAATGAAGATATACCGGCAAGCACAGGCATCAGTTGTTACAGAATGGGTGTTGGAACATCGAAATGTTACAGTCGGAGGACTAAAACATGAGCAATAAATCAGAACAGAAAGCATTTGATCGATTTCGGAAATGGTGCGAACGAACAAAACAAGAACCATCTTCAAAGATGCTGCGCCTGTGGGATGAAAAACACAATCGCGGCTTACTTATCGCCGGATGGTCACAAGCTGAACTGTTAGAGCTTGGCAAGGACCAAGTTTATTCCACAATATTTAACCGGTATTCAATGATTACCGTAAAGTATGAAGCAAGGAAGATTCACATAGCCGCCATAAGACTCTCTAGGAGCGCTGGAGAGCATCGGATGGTAGATATGGCTATGCCGTCGCTCACGACCAAACAACTTGAAAATATACGGGAAAAAGCCGAGAAGGCACTTACTACCGCAATTATCCGCTTGAAGATTTTGAATCTATCCAACCAGGAAATAGCGGATATTTTCCATAGAGCACTAAACGAAATTTCAGAGGATGCTGCATGAATCGTTTATCCAATGCCGCTCGTAAACTTATGGATGAGTTAGCATTCCATGTATCTGTACAGAATGGACGTTTTAAACCGACAAAACATACTGAAACTTTACTTCAGGAAGTTGGAGAAGCGATTAAGGAAACCGAGACAACCGAAGCCGACTTCCGCGAATTAAATCTACAGAACATGATTGCGGTCGTACCGATAGATACAGGTCGCTGCTTCTATGGTACATGCACCAGAAAAGATAAACACTGGCATGTATTCGACAGTACCGGTCTTATGGTTGCCATCCTTGAAAGGAAGTCTACATGAACGCCACTGAAAGAAAAGTTGCCATCAATAAAATGAAAATGGCTTCGGCCGCTTTTTATTCAGCCGCAGTCCAAATCGGCAACCATCCGTTCATTGAGTTTTGTGGCTTAATGAACGAATATATTAAGGCGTGTGAAGAAGCGCACAAGAAGGGCATCGACTTTTCGGAATGCAACGCCCATACCGGACAATCTCTACCGCTTGAATCGCATATGGTCAATTACATCAATGAGAAGCTGGAGTGTATCTTTACCGGACACAGCGTTATGGACACGAAGTGAGGTCTTATGGAAAAGAGTAAGGAACTACAGGAATTCTTTTATAAAATCGGTAAAGCTGGCGGGAAGGCTCGCGCAAAGAAGTATTCGCGCAAAAAAATCCGCGAGTGGGGACGTATGGGCGGCAGGCAAAAACTGCTGACCGACGAACAGGTTGCAGAAATCGTAGTAAAACTCAAGGCCGGCACCTCTCAGGCGGAAGTTGCGAAGATGTATAGTGTCTCCGCATCGACTGTTTGTTTGATTTGGAATCGGCAAAAAAAGAAGAAGCGAAATAATGGGCACAAAAAAGACAGACAACAGAAGCCTGATGGACAAGCAGAACCTCCGGTACAAGGTGATCAAAGAAGCGCAGCTTGAACCACTGCGGGTCTTGGATCTATTTGCCGGTGAAGGTCATATCTGGAAGGGACTGCGCCAGCAATTAAATGTTTTAAGTTATACGCCTGTCGATAAAGACGATCGGCAACCTGGCACGATCCGCGTCAAGATAACTCCGCGCATTATTAAGGCACTTGACATAAGCCGTTACAACGCTATTGACATCGATACTTATGGCGACCCTTGGGAATTATGGAGTGAGCTCTTACCGCTCATTCGGTACAAGACGGCCGTATTTTTAACTCGCGGCAAAGTAACCTACGGCGCCGGCAAGATGCCGATCAGTAAAGCAATGAAGCGCGCCATGGGTATTCCCGAACACTGGGATGTGCCAGGTAAGGTTGATCTCATGGAGTACGGCGATCGGTGCCAATTAACGCAGCAATGCCCAACAGCCAAAATTACATCTGGCTACGTAATCAGACTTCTTAGAGTCGATTATTATGGAATGATCGTGGAACCGACCAATGAAAACGGTGAAATCATTTCTCCTAAGAATGAACAACAGCCAAGCAGAATCCTAACATTGGATCAATGACATGCTATGCCCATTCTGTGCAAAGAAGTTTTCACCCCACGAGATAGATTGGCACACGATTCAGTGTGCTTCGTACCTGCTGCGTTATGCAGAGAACCATATCTATAAACTCGAAAACCGTATCCGTAAACTCGAAAAGAAACTACGAGAACAGGAAATACAGCCAACTGAACTCGTAAACAAAGAAATCATGATGCTGGCATTCGAAATTCATGACCGTCGCGGACCGCGACACGTAGAGAATTTCCGTCAGGGAATACTTGATACGACAGGACGCGATTGTAATTGCATTTATCTTGCGCATCTGGAAATAGCAGACCGTCTCTTAAAGGCAGAAGAAAAGACACCACCGACCCGCATCTTTTCTCTTGCAGAATAGGCACTAATTCCGCAATAAAAACCGTTATAAATTCCTGTTGTAGAAGTTAGACTCCAAGTATATAATCACACTTTCACAACTATATAAGTACAGGAGCATCAAAGTGGGAGATAGCACCCGTATTTCATGGGCTAACCGCACGTTGAATTTCTGGATTGGTTGTCGCGTTGTAAGCGAGGAATGTGACAAGTGTTACGCAAAAGTTTTGATTGAGCGCACACGCGGAAAAGGATCATTCGATACTATAACGCGCACAAAGACATGGAACGATCCAAAGCGTTGGCAGAGAGAGGCAGCCAGCGCAAACCGCTGCGATTTGGTTTTTACTTGTTCTCTCTCCGACTTTTTTATTCAGCAAGCCGATGCGTGGCGTCCGGAGGCTTGGCAGATTATTCATGACACGCCAAACCTGATCTATCAGATTCTGACCAAGCGGCCACAGTTAATCGAAAAGCGATTGCCGGCGGATTGGGGAAGTGGCTATCCAAATGTGTGGTTGGGAACAAGTGTTGGACTTAAGAAGCACTTGAAACGTATGGATGTTTTGCGTAACATTCCTGCCGCAGTCAGGTTTGCATCGCTCGAACCGTTACTTGAAGACATTTGTCCTGAACTGGAAGAACATGTTGACGGATTTCATCAACTTATTGTGGGAGGCGAAAGTGGCAATAACTCCCACAACTTTCGACCAATGGAACATGACTGGGCGCGTAAGATTTTGACGATTTGCCGCGCGCGCGATATGGCCTTCTTTTTTAAGCAATCTGCCGCTGTCAGAACTGAAATGGGAACAGAGCTCGATGGCAAGACCTACCACGAATATCCGAAACAGTATGCGACGTATTGCAAACAAATGAAGAACAAAAATCTTTTTACAGGAGCATAACGTGGAAGATTTTGACGTGGAATGCGATTACGACGACAATGGCGACCCAATTTGTCCAGATTGCGAATCACGCGACATTGATTTAGTAAACGGCGACCACGGCTATAGGTGTAATCGCTGCAAATCCACCTTCACCGTTCCATAAGATAAGAAAGGATAATCACTGTGAATGCGAGGCAAAAGAAATTCGTTCTGGAAAAGCTAATCCCATTCATCCAACGAGAGCATGGACGCGGCTTTGGAATGTCTTCCTGGAGAAAAACAGACACGCCTGGTTATTACAGTAGTATGGACGGAATAGCGCGAAAGGTTCCGCCGTGTGGAACGTTGTGCTGTATTGGCGGATCCATAGCCGTTCTCAAGAAAATCGACGACGACTATATAACCGGTCCGGCAAGTATCCGCAGGTTTTGCGAAAGACATTCCAAAAGAGTTCTCGGCTTGGATCCTGAAATAGCTTACGGGTTATTTATGGGATGGAATACAAGTAATTCATTATGTGAATACCTATGGCCGACCGCTTATAGGTTGAGGTTTGATGATGCGAATTGTCCCGAAGATGTTGCAGAAGTTGCTGCAAGTCTTTTGAGGTTGGTTTGCGAAACAAATGGACGGTGCATGGAACCTGTCTCAGGAGAGAAATAGAATGAGCGGACTTGGAATCGGTTTCTTTTTCATCTGGATTCTGAACTTTGGTATTAGCTGGCTCAATGCTTGGGGCGTCGGGCGCACGTGGATTGAGTCGAAAGCACAGGGCGGATTCACGCATTTCGTTACTTGGTGCGCCGCAATTATGTCCGGCTGCGGATTCACTTGGTGCTATCTATTCGTACTTGGATATCTGGCTGGTACCATTCATTATCACGGCCATGTTCTATTGGCACCTCGTTATGTCAACGCCATGATCGAGCTCGGGTACTTGGTGATTATTCTCCCAATCATCGGCTCGGGTATTGGCATAACCATTTCAAGCTGGCAATCCTTTTGGCGTAACCGCGACTTTGCAAGCGGCGGCATTGCGGCCTATAACACGTTTGCGCAGGTCTATAACACTATCGATGCGATACGCGCGATGCCAGAGATTTTGCGGGACGTCACGAGCGTATTTGACGATGATAATCGCGATTCAAATACGCTGGTATTTCTATTGGTATTACTGGCACTCGCTGCCGGATTTTTCACTACGTTCACCATTATCGAACACGCTGCCAGGGTTAAGCGCCTAGAAGTGTCGGCGCAGATGGCGAGTCTTCGCCGGTGATTCACCTTCGCATTACTGACAACCCCATAATGGCATTACGCTGTCAGGATTTGCGTAACCCCAAAATAAAAGACCGCTGGCTAGCCGCCCAGGGCAAGACATTCTTTGCGCGGCGCGTTTCCCTTAGCCGCGTTGAACCAACAAACCGCTGTATGGCAAGAGAATATTTTGAGATTGTTTCCGACCCGTTTGAATTGGATTCGCGGCCCAAGATGATGGGACGCAAAGATGTAATCGTCTGCGGCCACCTGATAGAACGAATCCCGCTTGATTTAAATCTTCTGAAAGGAGGTCACGATGAAACGAACGTTCACCGATAGACGCCGGAAGCATCAGCACTGGCAAACAACAGTGTTTTACAAGGATGGCGAGAAGTTTGCTCGGGTCTATATTAATAAAGAACGTGCCATCCAATTCGCCGATCGGCAAAAGAAGTCGCCAATCGTCGTCAGAACCACCGTTAAGGAAGTTGATTAAAACGTTTTCAGAATTACAAATCCAAAAACAAGGGAGAAACAATGATTATCGGAGAAAGGCTGCAACAGTTACGTGAAGAAAAGAAGATGTCGCAGGGTGACATCGAGAAACGCACCGGACTCTTGCGCTGCTATATTAGCCGCGTGGAGAACGGTCATACCGTGCCGTCAGTTGAGACTTTGGAGAAGATGGCGCGCGCCATGGAAATCCCGCTCTATCAGATTTTTGTCGATCCAAGCATCAAGGCACCGGCGAACCTTGGCAGTATCACAGCAGCAACAACGGCCAACGGTTCGACGGTCAAATCCAAGAGCCTTGCCCCATTCCTTCGTATTATTCCAAAGCTTGGAGAGCGCGACCGGAAGCTTTTACTTCATGTCGCGTCTGGCATGATGCGCAAGATCAAAGCCGCCTAAACCAAATCCAGCCCGGAGGTAGCATGGCGAAGAAACAGGTGTCCGTTCATGTGGACGCTATTCCATTGCAATCTGCGACCCTTTGTCAGGACTGCCATATGATCACGTCTGCCAAGAACGGACACTGTCCGGTTTGTGGAAGCACCGCATTAATGAATATCGGTCAAATTCTCGAAAGGGAGAACAATGAATCTAATTGAAGTTCCGATAGGTAATCTTTCGGTTGATCCAAACAATCCGCGAAAGCAGTTCGATAAAGAGCAGATGGGCGAACTCGCGGACACAATCAAAACGCACGGAATCCTCCAGCCGATTCTGGTCATTCCACAGAATGGCTCTGGAACTTTCCGCATTATCGCTGGTGAGCGGCGTTGGCGCGCGGCCGGTTTAGCTGGTCTCAAGACTGTACCGTGTCTAAACCGCGATGATCTGAACGAGGCAGAAATTGCAGAAATTCAGAACATCGAGAATCTTCAACGCGCGGACCTTCATCCCCTAGATGAAGCACTTGGATATCAACGTATTCAAGGAGACCCAAAGAACATCAGTCTGCGCGTCGGGAAGTCGGAATCCTACATTCGTATGCGCTTGGTCCTTGTGAACCTTATTTCCGAAGCACAAAAAATGTTTCGGACTAATAAGTTCACGCTATCCCATGCGATTCTGATCGCGCGGCAACAACCAGAACACCAAAAGGAAATTCTTACCTGGCTCAAGGAAGATCGCGGAGATACATTTGGCTCGCCACATCAATTGGCATACCAAATCCAAGAACAATTTCACCGACGACTAAAGGACGCACCATTCGACATCAAGGATGCAGAATTACTACCGGCTGCCGGGGCGTGTACCGGATGTCCGAAGCGCACTGGTGCAAATTCAATGCTGTTTCCGGACATCAAGGATAACGACACCTGTACCGACAATGTCTGTTATGGCAAGAAGTGCGAGGTGCTTCTTGAAAAACAGCTTGCCGCACATCCCAAGGCGGTTCATTTGACCGTTGGCGGCTGGGCCGGCGTGAAAGCCAAGGGAGCAATTGAATGGGTCCTTGCCGACAAAAAATGCAACGACACCACCGAAGGCATTGTTGTCGAAGTTGTCGGTCATGCCCATGAGAAACAGAATGCAAAACTTGGGCAGGTCATCCGTATCTGCGACAACACGAAATGCAAGGTCCATTGGCAGGTCTACCGTGATCCATCGGCAGATACAGCGCAGAAAAAGCAACGAGAAGCCGAGAAAAAGCGCAAGACAGAGATTCGGCGCCGCGGTCTTGTCTTTGCTGAAATCGCCAAAACGAAATACGACATTGGCGAAGTTCAGCAACGCGCCGTGTTGGATTGGGCAATCGATAACTTGAGCAATGACACGGCTCGAGGATTGTGCAATGCCATGGGTTGGGACGTCGTCAAGGGGAAGTACGTCGAAAAGGATTTCGGCGCTACCGTCAGAAAGATGCTTGCCAAAATCAGTGCGGCAGAAATCCCCCAATGGACGTATCAAATCATGATTGCCGATTCGGAACTATGGTTCTATTCGTCCCAAACCGTCAAAGCCGACAATATGGAAGCCACCGCCAAGGTTCTCAAACTTCCAATGGGAGAGCTCGCCAAAAAAGCATCAATGAATAAGGCGCAGCTTGCGAAATTGGAAACGCAGGTCAAGAAAGGCGAGGCTGATGGGAAGAAGGCAAAAACAAAAGCCGCAGTCGCATAGCGATACTCCACTGGAGGATCTGAAACCGGTGGACTACTGTCAAATGTGTGGCTCCAAGGATCGCTTGGAGCCAGCATTTGATGCTGACTGGCAACCCAAAACCCTATGCAATTCCTGCCGTATCGGTGCGGCAGAGATTTATAACGATAACCGCCACATCGATATTCTTAAGGCAAGAATTGCCGAAGCGAGATTTGCACTTGCACGTATTCCACACCACATAAACTGTGGCGAGACAGCCTGTTTTACAGGTAACGACACACAAGGGCCGTGTCTACGCATTGGTCAGTATCGCAGAATCGATCTCTTGGAGCGCAAATTAAAGCAAAGAAAGGCGCAAAGATGAAAGTTCAGGTTCTTGCTCATGCTTTCGATGGAATGCCAGGTCACGTAACAATCAGCAAGTCTGGCGAAGGTTACAATCTGCGCGTTGCCACATCGCGTGCCGTAGAAGACGTTCTTAGCGATGAACGCCTGAAACACAAGCGAATTGGCGAATTCAAGATGAGCGTTGTCGTGGTGAAGGACGGTGAGTCATGACCGACCAAGAACGCGAAATCGCAATTTGGTACACGAGTGCCTTGACTACACGCGAGGCCATTGCCATGGTTGGGCACATCATTGGCTCGCTGTCTTACGGCACGCCTAAAACCTACGGCATGCTTCCCGAGGAAGCAAAGCAGATTGTTCGGGAGGCTTATGCCACGCAAACAAAAATTCAATCTTGAAGAACATTTAATGCGCGAGGGCGCATCGATGATCGAGATTCCATCCTTTCTTAGCCATCTCACAACATTCGCCGGTTTCCCGGTCCCGTATACCGTTATGTGGTTCAACGGTAGACCTGATTTCCGAGTAATTGACAGGGAAAAAGCATTGCAATGTGAGCGTGAAAATCTATGTGCGATCTGTGGCAAGAAAATGTTCCGGTTTTATTTTGTAGGTGGTCCGCAGAGCATGGCCTCCGGCCAGTTCACGGATGGTCCGGTGCACCTATGCTGCGCCGAATTCAGTTCTTCTATTTGTCCATTCTTAAGCGGGAAGCGACTGGAACATAGTCTTCGGCCCATACAAAACGATACCGAATACGCCATCATTCACAACGACCACGTGGACACAAAACGTCCAGAGAAAATGTTTATTCTAGAAGCGCGTAACTATCATCTTGGACTTCTTGCGCCAGACGGTAATCCAACCAGAGAATCACCCATGATCTATCAAGTTATGAGATGGTGCGGAAGCGCGAAGGAATTTTGACGGAGGATCCAAATGGCTGAATTCACTGTTTTAAAGCAGATAGACGCATGGGTGAATTACGAAACAACTGTTCAAGCCAATTCAGCGGAAGAAGCGGCTGAATATGCGCGTGAACACGAAAGCGAACTGGAATGGACCGGAGGTGAAGCCGGCGACGTGCAGGAATACGATCACCGCGAATTCTATACGCTCGATGAAGAGGGTTCACCGATAGAGAGCACGAAACTGGAAGGTTACTGACATGGACGAACGTACCGAGTTTGGTTATAGGCGCACCTCTTGCGCTTGCCACAATTGCAGGCTTAATTGTGAGGTCATGCCAGGATTTCTTATCCCTGCCGATCTGGGCCGGATGATTCCAAAAGAATGCGGCAAATGCCGCCGTCCAATGAAAGGTACCACGACGTGGGACGGCGCCTGCGACTGTGGCGGATTGATCCGGAACGTCGATGAATATATTTGGGCAGAGCAAAATCTATTAGCGTCTCCCGGCGCGCTCGTAATCAGTGAAGGAAAGTTTAGACGTATTCCGACGCTGGTGCCGGCAACCAAAGAAGACGGTAGTTGTATTCACCTGACGTCAGAAGGTAATTGCGATATTCATGCCGTGGCGCCATTCGGCTGTGCCTTCTTTGACTGTGGCGAAGAACCGGAAGGTTTGGCCCATACCGCCCTCCACGCCGTTATGATGGAATGGGGTAATACGTTTAGCCTCTATCGTGCTCTGTGGATCCACTTGGCATACAAAGAGAAGTTACAGTTACCAGCAGAGGATTTGCGCGCGATTATGCGCGACAGATTGGAGGAACATGAGCGCATTTGAAGATTGCCGCAGGTTAATCCAAGAACTTCGTTGTGGGCATGCTGCCGATATAAGTTTTGGCTTAATGGAGCCGCTGTGGAATGAACTCCAGATCGCGCTCCGCAAATTGATGCCTGAGGATTCACTCCAAGTTGTAATCGAAAAGAACGACATGGAGAATCTAGCCGACACCGATCGGATTCTTGTCTTGATTGCACTGGCACTCTTTGTAAAATGCCGCCCGGAGTTTGAATTGGAAATCGATCGCATTGCGGATCGGTTCGACGGCAAAGATACATATCTCGCGCTAAAACAGGAACACGAAGACAAACTGGACATTAGTATCACGAGGAAGACCGAATCGTTTATGCGGATTGTTCGACCCGGCGATACGGTTCACCGCCATTTGGCTTTGGAGGAATAATGGCAATACTCACTGAAGAACAAAAGAAAGCGTACCTGAAAAATCCAAGTCGCTGTCCTTTTTGCAAATCGAACAATATCAGTGGCGGAGAAATCGACATGGAAAGCTTGGAGACGTGGCAGCACTGTTCATGCGACGACTGCCACGAAGAATGGATGGACATATATAAGCTGTGCTCGGTTGAAACCCAGGAGGAATTGGATCGTATGTCTGGAGGTAAGACATGAAGGGTCAGCTCCGCATCGGCTCGGAAGCCAAACCACGCAAGAAACAACACACGTCACCATGTATCGACTGCCCATGGGCTCGCAAGTCGCTTAAGGGTTGGCTTGGCAATAGTACAGCCGAGGAATGGCTGGAATATGCCCATGGTGAAGCATTGATCGATTGCCATACTGTTAGTAATCAACAATGCGCCGGCTCTGCCATTTATCGAGCGAATATTTGCAAATCACCACGGCGACAGGATGTGCTACGATTGCCGCCCAATCGTATTACGGTTTTTGGATCGCGCCAAGAGTTCTTGGCGCACCATATCACGACGGAGGATATCGATGGAGCAAGCAGTAGAACGCCCTAAATCACTGGAACAGTTGTTGGTTGATATAGACCAGATGGATCCAACTCTATTCGCGATAACTACGCCTATTAGACCTAACGAAACGGTGATAGGTGAACTCACACCTTATCTGCGCAAGTTATATTGCGCTTGGCAGTTTTGGTCGCGCGAACACGGTCGGCTCAGCGTTGACGCCAAATACACGAATGATCAGGCAACAATAATTGCCATTCACAGAGCGGCGGACACTTCGAATAGCATTCAAAATCTATTCTGGTATTTAGTGCAAACCGAGTATCAGACATTCGGAAAGCATGTTGGACTTCGGGTGCCAGGGCTCGTTGTAACTTATACCTGTGAACACAACAATCCGCTTGACGGTCTGATACGCCAGATTTTTGGTGGTTCGTGATGCATGTAGAAGGTTGTGGAAAGAACAGCGATGGAACGTGCGCTGGGTATTGTAATTGCCGTTGTCACGCGGCGGCCGCCAGGAAGATCGCTGAACGTGAACTGATGAAGCTAAAACCTTCTACACGCGCCAAACTCTTGCGATTATTCTACGCCCTTGGACCGCTTAACGAAACCAAGGTCAAAAGATTACTCGGAGAAGTAAAATGAGTGAGCCCGTAAAAGATTTATTGGTGAATACAATCGCACTCATCCTCACATATCTAGCGCTTGGCTTGTTCCTTTTAAGCCTTAGTAACATCAGAGACGAACTAAAAAAGAGATGTGGTCTGCAGAAGATTGCATTCTTCGTGGTTGCTTGGTTTGTGATCATTCCAATTGCTATTCGAGAAATATTTGTGAGGGTGAAATGAGCGCTATCATTCTTATTAATCCGAAATATCCCCACAATGTCGCGGCGGCTATTCGCGCTTGTTCCTGTTTCGGAATAAACGATCTATTTTGGACAGGTGATCGTGTGGATCCATCTGAATATGAACGGCTGCCACGCGAAGAACGCATGAAGGGATATAAAGACGTGACCTGGAAGCGATCAGACAAGCCATTCCATCTTATCCCGGCTAGAGATCAGCTTCATGTTGTTGCGGTCGAGCTCGTTCCTGGCGCAACTTCTTTGGTAGACTATGAACATCCACACGATTCAGCCGTTTATATATTTGGTCCAGAAGACGGCACGATCCCACAGGTTTATCGTCGCTGGTGTCACCGTTTCCTCTACATCCCGTCGGCGCATTGCTTAAATCTAGCCGCGGCTCTGAACGTTGTCCTGTACGACCGTAGAGCCAAACGCATTAATGCTGGTCTCGAGGGCGGGATGCTCCAAGATTACATGCAGGAGGACCGAGGTGAAATCGCTGCGGTTGCCGGATGGGACGGAAAATGAGAAAGCCTGGACGGCCAAAAGGGAAGCGACCGTACTATCAACCGATGCGCCGCTTAATTGAAGCTGGGTGGGATCAAGACAAAGCACGCGAGGAAGCGGTTAGAATCACGGCTAGAAGACTGGCGCGAAAGAAATACAGAACCGATCGCGCACATCGAGAAAAAAAACGTCAAGATATGCGGGAACGATACCGGAGAGAAAAACAAAATGAAAGTTCAAAGCAGGATGTGCGTAACGTGCATCTACCGACCAGACTCTCCGCTTGATCTTAAAGCGTTGGAAAAACAGATAGCCGATCCTTATATGGAGGGTTTCTTTGAAACCTTCCGCGCGTGTCACCATGCAACAAACGACATCTGTTGCCGTGGGTTCTGGAACAAACACAAGAATGATTTTCAGCTTGGACAAATTTCTCAACGTTTGAATATGGTCGAGTTTGTGAAAGTCGATAAATTGGGTGGGAAGAAATGACTGGGAGATACGAAATTGCGAAAGCGAGCCGCTGATATTATTGCCGCCGATTTGTTTTGCGGCGGAGGTGGAACCTCGAGTGGTTTAAAAAAAGCCTGCCTTAGCCTTGGTAAGACCGTAAAACTGATTGCGATTAACCATTGGGATGTCGCAATTAGCACGCATACAGCAAACCATCCCGACGCAACCCATCTCTGTACGGAAATTGACAGTGTTGATCCGCGTAAAGCTGTTCCTGGCGGACGCTTGAATATCTTGGTAGCAAGCCCGGAATGCACCCATCATTCCAATGCGCGCGGCGGTAAGCCCATGTCGGACCAGCGACGGGCGTCAGCGTGGCACATCGTCCGATGGGCCGAAGCCATCTACATCGACAATATTATCGTAGAGAACGTGCGCGAGTTTCGCGACTGGGGACCTCTCGGAGTAAATGAACGTCCTATAAAGTCTAAGCGAGGCGAGACATTTCTTGCTTTCCTGCGAGCTCTGGAGTCGCTTGATTATCGTGTTGAATACCGTGTGTTGAATGCGGCCGATTATGGCGATCCCACAACGCGCGAAAGACTATTTGTTATTGCACGCCGCGGTCGCAAGAAGATTATGTGGCCACAGAAGACGCATTCTCGTACAGGCGCAGCAGAAATGTTTGGCGCTGTTGAGCGCTGGAAGCCAGCGCGTGAAATTATCGATTGGAGCATTAAAAGTCCGAGCATATTTACCCGTAAACGTCCTCTGGCGCCGGCGACACTTGCCCGTATCGAAGCTGGCTTGAAGAAATTCGGCGGCACCCAGGCTGAACCTTTCATTGTGACGTTACGAAATCACGCTGTTGCGCGAAGTCTCAGTGAGCCACTGCCTACCGTAACTGCCAAGGGCACGCATCTTGGCTTATGCGAACCGTTTGTCCTCGGACAACAATCCGGAGCCACTCCGCGGAGCGTAAAGGATCCGCTTCCGACCATTGCTACGGATGGCGCGATCGCACTGGTTGAGCCCTTTATCTTGCCGCAACGCAGTAATTCGGCTCCTAGGAGCATTGGCAAGCCATTACAGACGATCACCACTACAAGTAGGGGAATTGGACTCTGTGAGCCATTCCTCGTCGCGGCGGGCGGTCCTAGAGGTAAGGGGCGTAATCCAAAGAGCATCAACGATCCGCTCCCGACAGTTTTAACCGAGGATCATACTGCCCTGGTTGAGCCATTTATTACTCCGACCAACCATGGCAAGAAGGATAAGCGCAGTTACCACCTGGATCGACCGATGCCTACAGTTACCAGCGTTGATGCTTGGGGGTTGGTTGAGCCATTCCTTGTTAAATATTATGGAACCGGCAAGGCAAAGCCAATTTCAGAGCCGCTGGATACCGTTACAGCTAAAGACCGATTTGGTTTGGTTCAGACAGATCAAGGTCCAATGAAGATCGATATCCGGTTTCGAATGCTTCGACCGCACGAATTGGCTCGAGCCATGTCGTTTGATGAAAATTATAAGTTTTCTGGAACCAGAGAAGACCAAGTTAAGCAGATTGGGAATGCCGTGGCTGTTCGCACCGCGGAAGCTTTATGTCGTGAAGTACTGGCTTCATAGTTGTTAAATCTAAAAAAGAAGGAGCAAACCCTACCGAGAGCTACCAAAAGACGTGTTACATTCGCGTAGTAGGGAGGATCGGAGGGTCCTCCCTATTTTATGGAGTTTGCGCCGGTGCAGGAGGAGGATTCGACGCCGGTACCGACTCAGGTCCATGACCGTTTCCATTCCCGTTTGTCCGCGTCAGTTTAAGTACTCCCATTGCAGCCAAGACGAGCGATTGACCAATTTGGTCGACATGCGTCATTTCTGGAAACACACCCGCCAAAATAATCAACCCAATGCCAAGGTGAAGAATATAAAGGCCGATACTATCCCCGAAGTGTGCCTCAACGAAGTCCTGAACAGCCGATAATTTCTGCGCTGCTGCTGGTGGCACATAGAGAATAAATAGCAGGATGGCAACAAAGAACCAGAATTCGGCGTGATGCCAGCTATGTGCACCAAGTTTGGAAAGGGCATTCAGCATACCTAGAGGTATGCCAAGAAAAACAAACCAACGCTACTTCTTTTGTGTTGGGGTGGCTGTTGGTGCCGGAGCACTCGGAACGGGCAGATTTGGATCGAGCACAAACTTCTTCTTCTGACCATCCCACTTATAATTCGAGGGAACGCCACTACCTGGCTGCCGGATCGCCGTTGAGAGGTTGTCGCGTATTCCTTCGATCATCGCCTGATCATCCGCGATTTTGGAATTAATCCGCTTGTAATCGTTATTACCGGCGAGCTTCACAATATCATCGTTTAGGGCCTGAATACGGTCAATCTGACCAAGAAAGTCCGCATTGGGACATATTTCGTCTTTGCCGGCGACGCAGCTATCCTTTGCGGCGGCCGGCGACTGAACCTTGGTCTTGACATAATTGAATCCCGGAACAACGGCAAAAGCTAGAATAATTACTGAGACAGCAGTTATGGCAATTACGCCGGAAGTTTTCATTAACTCTCCTTTGGAATGGTGATTATAGTCGGTAACGGTCGTTTTCACCACAAATTTCTTTTAATCGTGATACATGTAATTTTACGGTACGCACTGAAATTCCCAATTCAGAAGCAATTTCTTTATCACACCTATGTTGCCGCACTAAATCCCGGACCTGTTTTAACCTTGGAGGCAATGGATCACACTCACGCAAAACGTGTATTAATTCTTCAACTGGGATCCGAATAGAAACTATTCCGGTTAGAATAATGCTGGTTTTATCCCGAGATAATTCAATCTTCATTGTTACTTAAAACACGCTTGAGATGACGAAAATGAATCGGATAAAGTCGACTCCTGCCACGTAGGAGTGTGTGTACCGATCGTTGTTGTCAATAGTGATTCTACTCCATCACTCGTGTTTTCATAAAGCGTTCCGGCTATCTGGTATTGGCTTCCACTTGGCGGACTACCGGAATCCGCCATTGTTCCGCTAACGGCAGCAGTTGCCGTGCAAAAATCAATAGATCCGGTCGTTGTTATCGCTGGACCAGTAATTAGTCCTGTACCGCTTCCTGTTCCATTTGTTATTTGATTTCCGCCATCGGTACTCCAGCTTCCCGATCCCTTTTTAACTTCGTAGTATGTCGCTTCGCAATTTGAGCAGGCGGCGGAAGTTACAACATCAATTCTTGTCGGAGACCCTGCCGGTGCATTTAACACATACCAAACGGATGTAGCTGGATGACCGCTTCCAGTCGATGTCGCTCCGGGAACGGCCGTAAACTGTGTTCCGGTTCCACAGGTAGAGTCTCCACCGATACAAACATTTTTAACCGTAATTCCATTATATGCACCCACCACCACGGCCAATAGATTACCGGATGTAGGCGCGGTTACTGTAAAAGTCAAATCCGTCCCGGAAGTTGACTGGTTCATCGTGCTACCGTTTACGATGGCTGCTCCGGTAGAACCAAAAAATCCGACGATTGTTCCTGAATCTCCAGAAGCGTTTAGGGTAGAAGTTTGCGGCCAGCCCCATACAACATTTGGAGAGCCATTAAAATAGCAATGCGCAAAAGGATTATTCTGATCTACCGGCCATGGACCGCTTATATTTTCTCCGCCTTGTGTGGCGGCATCAAAAAAACAATTCGATGGACCAGATATCCCGACGGTAGTATTAAAAATCTGACCGCCAAATGCTATCGCGACGCCGCTTGTCGGATTTGGTATAAACGGTGAAACCTGTGCTGCCGCAGTATTATTTTTATTGGTTGCAGGCCATACGAACGTAGAACTTGTCTGCCACGCGCTAGCCAGGTCTTCAAAATCCGACCGCGAAACAAATACCGTTGTTGGTGCACCGGCAAAGCTATAAAACTTGAATGTACAATCTCCGCTAACCGATGCTGCATTCACCGTCAAAGCACCACTATTGTCTGAAGATGCGTTTGGAACGTAAAATCCCCCCGTAAGGTTTCCGGTTCCGTTAAAGAATCCTCCCGGAATAGCGGTCCAACTATTTGTAATATCTCCGCTTATACTGGTCGGAGATAACGTATTACAACTATCAGTATTCACAAGAAGATTTCCGCTGGAAGGAAACTGAAAAGACCGACTACCAACGGTGGCAGTTGTATAACTCCATGACATACCACGCTCCAAATACATGCCTGTCGGTGCCGTTCCTGCGCTCGCGGATTTAAATGCTATCGCGATCTCACCATACGTACTGGCCGTGCCCATCGTCATAGTTGGCGTTAAAGATCCGGTACCGCTATCTACCTCAAATTCCGTACTTCCGCCATCCAAGAGGTCGATAGTTCCGAGCGTATAGCCACTTCCGGCCGTCACAGAGGAAGTATTAGGTGTGGCAATGCGCGCAATAAATACATCGATTAAATCGTTTGCAACCGATGGTGTGACCGAAGCTGCGTTTACGGTTGTCGAGCTCGCGCCCGATGCAAGACCAACGGTTCCATCGATTGGTGTTGAAGTGGCGATATTCCTGAATTGTTGTGTTTTTGCAAAAACCTGTGTCACCGCACTGGCAAATGTAAATTCAACAACGTGGGCGCCGGCCGTCATATTCGGCGCATAACAAAAGCCGACATAAAATGTCGTAGGGGTTATATTTTTCTGTTGTGTCGTTCCTCCACAAGTATAAGTATTTACCGCGGTTGGAGCGGAGGCGGTATTCGCTACAACATCAATCGCAGTAACGCTAACTTGTGAAGCTGCTGAATATTGATAAAATATAACACCAAGATTTCCGGTTAATGTACTGTCGGCATAAGGAATACAATATGTATTTACCTGACAGGTTGCGGCCGTCGTTCCGGATGCCAGAGCTCCTACTTGGTTTGTTAGTGTGCTGTTGTCGCTAAATTCTCCAACAAATGCCGGGGTAGACCCAGGGGATCCGGTTCCGTTTGATATTCCAAGTCCAGGCCCCATCAACTGCGCGGAGATAATCGGCGCAACCACGAAAAAATATAAGATTACACGCGCTATTGATCTCATGGTTTTTTTCCGGTAAAAAACTTTACGCCGCTACCGGTTGCTCCGCCCGGAAGTGCTCCAGAAAATTCATATGCGCCATTATCCCATGCTCCGCTTGCGGGCCGCGTATTTGATGTGCGGGCCGGACATACTGCTTGCACTACTCCGCTAATTGTCTGTTGCGAACAAGAATAATCCGTGTCGTCTGTGGTGAATCCAGAAGGCCAGACTGAAGTCAAATTACTTCCTGCACCAACCGTTCCATTTGTTCCTGAAGTTGGCGAATACGCAAAAGTTTGACTGGCGTTGTACCCTTGTGCGGTTGCCGTAGCGGTGGTCATTGTAGTATTGGGCGTAGTCGTATAGGTTCCAGTTACCATCGAAGAAAAATTGTCGTTCATCGAAGCATTAATACAATGATTATTACGAATATCAAGGGTCGTCCATGATACGCCGGTTTTACTCGAATAATTTATGCAATTCTGGCCGCCAGGGCTGACGATTGTATTGTTGAAAAAGTGCATTACCAGCCCTGTTGCGAAATCTGTCTGGGGGATACTTGTGGTTTGAGCGTTACCAGAATCGCCCAAGTTCCATATCACGTTATTGGCGACATAATCTATTTCGCTAGCGTTGCCAATCATCATTGCTTCTCCGCCGGAACAAAACATATCATGAATGATGTTGTCAACAATGTAGACCGTACCACCGCCCAAAGTTTCTATGGCATTGCAGTGATTCACACCACCATTATTCGTTGTGAGAATGTTGTAGATCAGATTGTGCGCTATCGTCAGTGGATTCCCGTTCGTGTAGACAGGAGCAAAGTTTACGATATCGTGTACCACATTAAATGCGATAGTTGTGCCATTGAAATTAGAATAGAAGGCATCGCAGACACCACCTGCTGGACTTTGCCCACTTCGATCCGATCCGCTAATGACATTAAATTCAAATAAAGAACCATCCATGTTGGCAGACGGGTTAAGTAATGCACAATCCCCAGCCGAATCAAGTACAACCTTAAGATCATGCATATAATTATTGGTGATAGTCCAGTTTGGGGTATCGTTGTAAAATTTAATATAACTTGCTCCGGCCCCTCCAGTTGAAAAGAGGTCTATCCATTCTATGTCATCTACTGTAACGTAAGAAGTTGCCGTAGCATCGGCGCCGATAAACATGCCATTGACCACACCCCCGGTAATTACCGCTCCTTGCGCATCGAATATCGGACGATTCCATCCAGAAGGGCATGTTGTAGAGTTGTACCACGTATTATCTGTGGTTATCTTAATTGGGTTTCCGACGACCCCGCTCCAATCCCAGTTCACAGGAAAATCTGAATTCACCCAGGTATCACAACCCATCAAAATAAATACATCACCGGCTACTGGAGCGTGGGTTCCAGACCAACTCTTCATTCCTGGTAAATGTTGCCAAGGAAAAGTCTTGCTCGTGCCCGCGTTAGAATCTGATCCAGTTGACTTTGAAATATAGTATGTTGCTACACTTGAAGGCGAATAAGATGCAGTAGCGACAGAACTATCCGTGAATCCAGACTCACTACCTATCGCTTCTACCGTTGCCGGTAATGATTGTAAGAATAAACCAGAATACGTTGAGCCGTGCGTGCATGTTCCGGCACCGTTAGCCGTTGGCGTGGTGCCATCGGTGGTGTAGCAGATCGTTGCTCCACCGGTACTATCAGTTATTGTCACCGTCTGCGGACTCGTGTATGTTCCCGCGACCGGTGAAATTGACGGAGTAGCAACTTGTGGCGCACCAGCGCTGAATTCATATGCTCCAGCGTCCCATACACCGCTTGAAGGTCTTGCTACAGGAATTGCTATCGCAGGACAACTCACCGTGTGGTTTGTCAAATTTAAAGTGCAGGAGTAACCGGTTTCAAGCTCACATGCGGCGCCTGCCGCTTGTAGAAGTGAATCTCCTGAGCCCACTAACGGACTACAAAGGGATGTTGTTTCGTTGGTTCCAAATCCAACCGATGAATTCGTTCCTAGAGTTGGCGAATACGCATAGGTTTGCGTTGCATTGTATCCTTGTGATGTCGCATTTGCCGTAGTCTGAAGAAGGTTTGTCGTCTGGACTATTGTTGCGCCTTGCGTCGTCAATATACAGCTGCTTGGTGTAGCCGGCGAGATACAGTGATTATTAATGAAATTTATGTGAATTGTTGATGGCGCAGTAGCAACAAGAGTTGAAAGTCCACCATTCGTCATCACCATCGTGTTGTTGAATGCGTTGATGGTGAATGTGGTATTTGAGCATGACGGACTCGGTGATCCGCAGATATCAAGATAGTTTCCATTTGAACCACAGCCCCAACCGTAAATCACGTTGTTGAAAAAGTATGTTGTTCTTCCGCTTTGGGGTGCCGTTTGAAATTGTTCATTTCCACAGCCAACACCATCATAGGCAAAGTTGCTCCAGATGTTGTTATAAACAACATTGTCTGTATTGTTTTCAGTATTGAATTCGCATCCATTGCCATGCGCTAAACCGTCGCTATATCCGTACAAGTGATCAAAAACGTTATCGTGCATCGTATGCGTGTTATTTGTGATGCAGCCCTGTGTCATATAACGGAAGACGTTTGAATCAATGTCATAGCCACCAAAGGTGATTCCAGAATAGCTCTTTTCGTCTGTGTCGCTGCCATCGAAAATGTTATGCGTAATGACATCGCCGATACCACCGTTGTTTGCTGATGGTTCGTTGATAGCCGAAACCGCTTGTCCGGTCGAAGACACACCAAACGTCACATGTGACCAGCCGTGAAAATAGGAATTCTCGATAGTGCGATTATTGGTCGCTGGTGTGAAGGTATTTCCAAAATCCACATATGGCACTGTTCTATTCGTGCCACTCCAGCATGTCCCGGTAAACTCAAAATTATCGATAATGACATTTACAGTTCCGGTCCATGTTTTTATGAAACTGAAAGTGCTAAGATCATGCGGACAGCTTGCGACTCCCGTAGTGCTCGTTGGATTATCGCCATTCATAATCGGGCGGCACCACGAGACGCCGCAGACTGATGAATTCCACCACGTTTTGTCTACGCCAAAATAAAGTGGGTTGCTTACATTCGATCCCCACGCATTACTTGAACCACCAATCGTCCAACCGCAGGAATTTCCCGCATCACAGCCAGAGCCATTACCGGATGCAATTAGGCCAGTATATGGACTGGCACTGCTATTGCCGAAATGCCAAGTATCTCCACCACGCAAAATAATACCGACACCGGTTGCGCCGCCATTCAATGTATTTCTCTCAGTAAGGCAATTGGAAGCGCAGTTTCCCATCCCCGGAGCAAGTAGCCATGGATCCGTCTCATATTGTCCCGTAGCCGTATCAAGGCCGTAACTTGCAACATAACGACAACTCGTAATTCCAAGTGCCGCTAACGTCTGGTTTCCATTTGCCCCATACGTTGCCCCCGTTGGGCAAGCGTTTGCCGTTTGCTGTGTCATCTTGAAAGATGTGATAATCGCCTCGTAACCAGTAGAACTGTTTATCAAAGTCCAACTGTTGCTAGTAGTCCCTGAACTAGCAGAAAGTACATATGCCTGCCCGTTTTGTGTAACGTCTATGTTGCATGTCTGAGTTTCACCTTGTCCTAAGTACTGAGGGCAGCTCCATGGTGCATTTACAGGAGAATTTACGTGCTGAGTTGTCACTGTCCAACTCACTAAAATATCTCCAGTCACACCGCTTATAGACGGGGTATTAGCCTGATCATTACTCACACCTCCTCCGTGGGACGCAGCTCCTACGGGAGAATCTACATCGTGACTAAAAGAACATCCGGCGCTTGGTTTGAAGTCTATATAAGAAACTTGCGTCTGTGTAGCTCCACCCGTCACCGTCAATGTAATTGTATGATTTCCATGAATAGCATTCAGGACGTAATAAAATGCGGCCTGACCCGTATGTAAACCGTCTATACCTATAGTTGTTCCGGGAGTTACTACGCTTGTTTTTACCGCATTCTGCGTATCCATAGGTATGGTGGCTGGGAAAGTGCAGTTCTGAAAACACCAAGCTGTAATGACGACCAGATCACCATTGGAATTTACGTTCATGGTATGCGTTTGTCCATCAGACAAAACACCGGTCGACAACGTAGACGTGCTTCCGCCAACAGGACTATAATCAGCGCTTTGTTCCGTTGCTGTGCAAGCAGCAAAAACGCCTTGTGAAAGAAACAATAGAAATGCGAAAGCAAAAGCCAATTTGGCTTTCATTCGCCAACTCCAAGAGTAGAAAGTTGTTTTACGGTATTACCTGGAGATGAGCCAGACAGCGTAAATGAAGTCGCTAAAACTTGCCACGGATCTGCCGCAAGCTGCGTGAAGTCTACATTCATGGTTCCGCCGGGATTAGCAAGCATATATTCCGAGGCATTGATCGTATTTTGAAGAGTACAGTCTTGTGTCGCTGTCGCACCAATTAAAAAGGCTCGACACGCCCATGGAAATGAGCCGGAGTTTACAGATGATGTATGGTTACTAACGAAAGCGAACGCAAATAGTAGGTCACCGGTCGTTGGCGTAAATGACGGTAAATTAACCGCGGTGCCAGTTCCAGAACCAAGCGAAAAATCTGTATGATGAGAAAAAGTACAACCGGGGCTTGGGGTATAGTCCCAATAGGCTATTTGGGCATGCAGAAATGTTCCTGACGGAGTAAAGGTAATTGTTTGTGTTCCTGCCGCACTAGCAGAAAGTACATAATAAATATGTCCTTGCCCCGTAGAAGAACTATTGGTGCCATCTACGGTTATATCCGTCATCGTATCGCTGCCGGCAAGCGGGCTCGTAACGGTACAGGTCGTTGAACCATTTGTTATGCACCACGGCGTCGTAATAATCAGATCACCCACTTGATTAACAAAAGCCGATGTGGAAGGACTGCCACTCGAACCAATTTCGGCCTCGTCTTGATTCCACGAAATATCCGATTCACATGTTTCCGTCGCTCCAGATGCTTTTAAACCAAGAATCATTCCAAGGTTGTTACCACAAGCTCCGGCCGTTCCCGGAGTTACACTAACAAGACCATTGCCGCTAGAAATAAAGTCTCCTCCTGGGTTACTGTTCGGTGTCATAACATTAACCCAAGTAACATTTCCGCCTAACGTTGAGCTGGAAGCGGAACAGACGTAAGCAGCCATGAGTGCTTCCGAAGAAAATGCCGGATGAAAATCAACTTCACAGTTGGTCGTTGTAAGGTTATTAAGACAAAGAATACGGCGATCAACTGTATTTGTCGTATCTACGCCTGTCCAATCCCACTCATAGACTGCGTTCATCGTTCCACAGGTCGTACAAGTAATGTGGCTCCCAGGAGTAGCGACACTCTTTATAAGGTAATAACACAGGAAAAATGCTCCACTATTAGGACAAGAGCCTTGTATCGGAAATGCCTGCGTTCCACCAGTGGAGAACTGTACGCTGGCAGGGACTACGCTCGTCTCTGTCACCACAACCACGGTGTCGCCAACGGTTGGCGTAAACCCCATAGTTATATTCGAAGTTGTACCACTTCCATGATTTCTGAGCGTTTGAGCAGAAAGGGGAAGTGATAATAGAATAATCCCACAGAGCAACAATATTCTTTTCATTTTATTTTATTGATACCAAACATTTACGGTCATTCCAGTCCCGCATGTTGAGGCTCCCTTGGAAGCTGTTGTTGATGCGACGGCAATTGCAGTACTGAAATTAGCCACAGCGATGCTGCTAGCTGGAATATTTGCAGCGCTCGTAGCCGGAATACCAAGACTAAGAATTGGTGTGGTCGTACCAAGAGTTGGTGTCGTTGTATTGAATACTTCAAGGAAACAGGCAGAAGAATTTGGATTATATACATAATAACCGTAAACATTTCCAGCACTCGATTTTACGGTTGTGGATGTGGTAACCGCGTCAGCCTCGAATGTTGTGGCCGCGTTAGTTGAAGAAGTTGATGGTTGCGCAGATACCGGCAACGAGCTCTGGTTCGATGCGATCACAACCGGAATTGACGCAGACATTGTGGTCTGGCCGAGAGCCAGTGAGGAACCGCCAATCTGTGTAATATTTCCGGCAATGGTGTTCGTTACGAACGCATTTACGCCAAGAACGGAAACGGCGCCGGGCGAAGTTCCGTAATTCGAGGGTGAGCCCAATGCAACACTATTCACCTGCGTCAGGTTTTCGCTAAAGTTTCCTGTGCCAGCATTCGCTGTCACCGTGCCGGTGACAGTAATCGTTCCAAATGTATTCGCATTAAGATTTACTTTAAGATTTCCGTTGGCATCAAGTTGCAACGGTGAGACATTTCCACTGGTAATCGTCGTCGGAGAAGTGTTGAACTGACCGCCGATGATCAGCTCTGCTGCTGGAGATGTTTGGTTTTGTCCGGCAGCATCCATCGTATTTCCGGAATTACCCAATACATCGATTTTGCCGATAGTATTTGTTCCGGCTGGAAGCGCAGTATTAACCGTCACATTCCAAGTTCCAGACTGTGCAACCGATGGTGTGTTGGTAATGAAAGCATTTACACCAATCACAGCCACAGCGCCAGGTGAAGTGCCGTAATTACTTGGTGCACCGAGGACGGTCTCCGCTACTTCATGAAGATCGGACATTATAGTGCGATCATTATTCAGTCGAACCGCGCCAGCTTGCCCCGCGGTCAAATTGGTTACGGACGTCACGTAAATTCCACCGATCGGCGTTAGACTTGTGGTTCCCTGAGTGAAGGTAGCTTCGTCGGCTATGCTTGTGCCACCACTACCACCGCAACCAGAGCCGCAAGATACAATTAACCGTCCAGCACTATCCGCCTGAAGTGGAAGCGTTTGTCCTGTCGTTGGTGTTGGTGCTGCCGAATTATAAATTTCTCCAACGATGAGCGTATTGCTTGGAGCAGTACCTGGCGTCGTACCTGTCATGTCGGCGGCGTCTTTTGTTCCAAATGTGCCGGTGCCGGCATTTGCTGTTACAGTCCCGCTAACCGCAACAGTATTTGTTACAAATGCATTCACTCCAAGAACCGCGACCGCACCCGGAGACGTACCGTAGTTTGATGGTGCGCCTAGTTGAGCGCCTGCAACATCCTCAAGGTCGGTCATCACACGACGATCAGCCGTAAGACGCAGCGCACCGGCTTGTCCGCTTGTTAAACTGATTGATCCCGTATTGTATGTTCCTCCGATTACATTCACGGCCGTGGTTCCGGCAGTAAATGAACCTTCGTCCGCAAATACGGAAACAAGGGTTCCGCCGATTTCATTTATATCAACCATTACATTACGATCATTGGTCAGGCGCAGAGCTCCGCCTTGGCCAGCCGTCAAATTTGTAATGCTTGTGTTGTAGTACCCTCCGATTGGCGTGAATGAAGTCGTACCCTGTGTAAAGCCGGCTTCATCTGCCATTGAAGTTCCACCGGAACCACCACATCCCGAACCGCAATCGACAATTAACCGTCCAGCCGAATCCGCTTGTAATGGCAGCGTCTGTCCCGTGGTTGGTGTGGGTGCAGCGCTATTATAAATTTGACCGACAATTAAAGTATTGCTTGGTGCTGTTCCAGGTGTTGTACCGGTCATGTCGGCATTATCTTTAACAACCCATGGAGTTGTTCCCTGGTTTACCGCGCCAATCGTATTTCCACCAGCCGGCAGCGCGGCCGCTACAGCGACGTTCACATTAGATTGATTCGAAGCCAATACAACGGGGATCGATGCGGACATTGTCGTTTGACCGAGTGCCAATGCCGAACCGCCAACCTGTGTAATATTTTGGCTCCACGGACCAGACGCTTGTGTGACAGCGCCAATTGTATTGGAGCCTGTTGGAAGTGATCCCACAATTTCAGCTTCTTGTGATTGATTTAATGTTGCTCGTAATGTGCCATTCGCTGTTCCGGAAGTGAATGAAGACACGCGCACACGCGCATTACTTACTCCACCGGGTATCAGAATCGATAGAACTGTTGCGGAGTTTGGATTTGTTACAACGAGCGTTGATGTTACGGCACCCGTCGCCGAATTTAGAAATTGCGTGGCACTCCACGTTGTACCGCCATCGTAAGAAACTTCTGGCGTCAGCGTTGCCGCGAGAGTACCGCTTGCCAGGAAGAATCCTGTGCCTTGGTTATTATTGAGCGCAACAGTTGCGGAAACGTTTAAGCCGTTCAAGGCCACGGTAGATCCAACCGTATCCGTTACTGAATAATCGGAGGCAATTACAACGGACAGTGAATTTGCAGATGTGTTTTGTCCAAGCGTAAATGCGCTTCCGCCAACCTCATTGAGATCGGCCATTAAATTACGGTCATTGGTTAGACGCAGCGCACCCGCCTGCCCACTCGTTAGGTTTGTCACCGAGGTTGTGTAAATTCCACCAATTGGTGTTATGGAAGTTGTGCCCTGAGTGAACGATCCCAGATCGGCAATACTTGTTCCGCCTGATCCGCCACAGCCACTTCCGCAAGACACGATCAACCTACCGGCCGAATCTGACTGCAACGGCAATGTCTGACCGTTTGTTGGTGTTGGCGCCGCGGTATTGTAAATCTCTCCAACAATCTGAGTATTTGCTGGAGCAGTGGCAGGCGTAGTTCCTGTCATATCCGCTACATCTTTAACACCAAATGTGCCGGTCCCAGCGTTTGCTGTTACGGTCCACGATCCAGACTGTGAAACTGCCGGCGTGTTCGTTATGAAGGCGTTTACGCCAATTACAGAGACCGCACCCGGGGATGTCCCATAATTTGAAGGAGCACCAAGCGCGCTTCCAGCAACCTGAGTTATATTCTGAGTCCATGGTCCAGATGCTTGCGTTACTGCGCCAATCGTATTGCTGCCCGCCGGTAGAGCTGATGCAACCACCACATTGAGATTCGATTGGTTTGAAGCAATGGTGACAGGGATGGATGACGCCATCGTTGTCTGACCGAGAACGATGGGAGATCCACCAACCTCATCCAAATCAGTCATAACGCGACGATCGATGGTTAGGCGAAGAATACCAGCCTGACCACTGACAAGATTGATTGATCCGGTCGAATAGATACCGCCAATTGGAGTTATTGAAGTGGTTCCGGGCGTAAACGCTCCCTCATCTGCCATCGAGGTTCCACCAGAACCTCCTCCGCAACCAGCAGAGCAATTTATTAGTAAGCGACCGGATGAATCGACTTGAACGGCCGCTTGTTGACCGTTCGTAAGTGACGGCAAGGCAGAATTAAACTGACCCCCGATTAACTCAGACTTTGAGCCCGCGGCACCACCGGTCACGCTGCCATTTGCCGCATCTGTAGTGTTCAACGTCGCTGCAATCGAAACTGGTTGCGTTGCCTGCCAGAAAGTTCCGGTAACCGCAATCGAGGCGTTCTGAACGCTTACGGGAAGATTTGACTGGTTGGAAGCAATAACAACTGGAATGGATCCAGTCATTGTTGTTTGTCCCAGGGCAATACCAGCTCCACCAACCTGAGCTAAATTCGTATTAACCGTGGCTGCGACTGAAACCGGCTGTGTTGCTTGCCAAAACGTGCCTGTCACCGCAATCGACGAATTTCCAATGGTAACAGTTGGAGTTGATGGGAATACTACCTCCACGTCACCACTCGTATCTGTTTTTATGGTGCGAACCAAGGTGCCATCCCAACCGGCGGTCAGAACGGGATTTGCAGTTGGTGCCGAACCGTTTGCGTCATGACCACTTACGATCGGATCACCCCAAGCAGCATTCGTGCTGTCGGAGGCAATTGGAATTTGTCCTAGAGTTGGAGTGCCGGTAACAGTCACATTGTTAATTTTTGTGGCGTTAATAATTCCACCAGCAGAACCAATAGCGCAGCCGGTAGCACAAATCATCGTTGCCGTGCTATTTGTTCCGCTGCCAACTTTGTCAAAAGTTGTTGATCCGCCTCCGCCGCCGCTGCCACAAGCGCCAGTCCCCGGATCGTAGATCGTGGTCGCAGTTTGAAACGCTGCGCAATCTCCGGGCGTAATAGAACCAACGATCGTTGGAACATTCGGAAAACTTACAAACGGATTGACTGGCTGTTCCTGCGCTAAATCGATCGGTGAGGTGCCTTGAATTACCCAATACCCAGGACGAGACACGATTAAACCGCTGGAACTGGAAAGGGTTACCGCATATCCAGTTCCGGAAGGATTTAGGCTTGAGTTTGCCCAAATTTGCGTTCCGACCGGAATCAAACCACTAGAATCAAGCTGAATCTGGACGACGATCGGCGCAACCTGTCCGCCACTCGTAATTTGCGCGGGACGCGTTAAGGCCAGTGTTAATGTACCATTTGCAAGACAGTTGCCCTGAGCATCTTGGAAGCAAGTGCTCGAGACTACAGTGGCCGGCGTCGCTGCACGGCTCGGCTTCGGCACTAAGAAGAGTATTGCTAAGAGAAAAAACAAGAGTCGGTTGCGCATAACATAGAGCTATATACACAACCACGCACCGATGGAAGTTCTTAGTTCAGGAGGCTAACGGAATTTCTAACCATCCCCACCAAGCGGAGACACCTTCGACTTTATCCAGCCACTGTCCGCAATAGATACAACTTCGCCGCGGTTTGCCGTCATAATGTCCGCGCACAGCCTTGTGTGGCCGTAATTTCTCTCCCAATACAATACATAGTATGCGGGTATCGATCATTGAATATCCGTTGCAAATCTCGGAATTTCAGCCTGGACCGCCTCTAATAATTGATTAAAATTAAATGGCTGCTCAACATTGCGACGTATAATGCCATTTGCCCTATTCAAAACTTCGACCCTCAAAGAATCTTTCGGTAAAAAACCTAATTGATCTGCTCGCAGAAGCGTAATCATCTTTTTGGTATCCTGGTCGCAGATATCCTTAAAAAAAATCCAGATAGCTGGACCATAAAATCCAAGGTCATCAAGCTCACACAGTGCGAGAATGCCCTGGCAACCGCTCATGGGATCCACAATCGGCCGCGCCTTCACCAATTCTATCATCGCCGATACGGCGCCTACGTTTCCTTCCGCCATGGCACAAACCGCTTCGGCAAAATCCATTCCCAACTGGATACGCATTTTAACTTACCTTTGTTCCAACATTTCCTTTGTTGGACTTGGTTCTGCACGTCAAGTGGCGCTAAATCAGTAAGGTTCAAGACTTTCCTTTACGCTCAGGTTCCTTGGTCTCGCCGGCCAGCGCCTCGCGCAACTTTGCCGTTTGATATGCAGATTGAAGCGAACAGAGTGCGGTATACAACCAAATGGACGATTGCGCGTTCGGAACGCCAAATGGCAGATTGTTTGGATCAGACATATAGTTTATTTCTGCGGCTATTTCATCTGACGATTGTAGAGCTCTTACTTTCATCTTGCTCTCTCCTTTTCTACGGCACGATGAAGCGCCGCATAAACCTTTGCTTCCGTTAAATTCATGATTTCGGCAATCTGCCTAACTGTATTTCCAGACCTGCGCAATGTAAGCGCGGTTTTCTCGCGCTCCGTTAAACGGCAAAGATCGTACACCCTACGATAGCCAGGCATTTCTTATAGCTCGACTTTTGATGCATTATTTAGAGCGCAACAAATCAGGTGCACTGCTTCATTGTAGCCCTCATCACCTTCCTGTAATTCCCCGAAGGTTATTGCTTTGGCTTTCTTGAGAGCTTCGCGCATTTCTTCGAAATTATTAACGGCACCACAAATCAATTGTGCCTTTTTGCGCTGTTCGGTTCCAACATCCCTTCTGCTGGACGCAGTAAATACCTGGGCAGCAATCCAAGCGAGCGCGCGGAACAGTTCCAACACCCTTTCCGTTGGACATTTGGAAGCCGAAAGTGTAGTACGGAACCTCATTTTAATCAAATCATCTTTTCTTGCTTTGCATCCAGGCATTCCAGCCAAGAAAAATTATTCCCGCAACGAAAAAGGCTATCGGAACGGCATAGATCATCTTTTCACCATTTTGAAACAACAACAGCCTGGCCGCCTTGGAGTTCAATCAGTTCATTGGATCCGTTAAGTTTTGTTCGAATATAGGTTCCCAGTTTTGTGCTGGACATTTTTATCAGTGATCCAGATTCATCAAATGCTTCGCCATCGTGTGTGACTGTAATCTGTTCGCTTAAACTATTCCCTTCGGCGTCCACTAAATCTAATTTCTTTGGTGCGGGCGGAGGTATATTGGACTTGTCGATATCGGAACAATTGCAGGATTGAATCTCATCGACGGTTTCATCGATCGGCATACCGTCCCAACTATCACACCAGTGTGCGAGCTCGCCGGTTAGCACGCGGCCGAAGTATTTCAGGCATTCGATCTTCCATTGTTCGCTTTGTGCTGTTTTTGTGGGAGCGTTTAATTCAGGGGGAGGTTCTATCTCTCCCGATTCAACTGCACACCAAAAGCAACGCCCATCACCGGTTCTTATCGTGCCATGCTTATTGCACTTCCTCATTGGCTAACCTCTGGAATCCTATTGTTCTGTGATGATGACAATTGGATTTCCACTGACTGCACCTAATTTCGCTACATTCGATACAATCGCATCGATGCGCGTGATGCCATTCACCATCTTTCTCCGGGCAATACGCTCGACACACGCAACAGCGATGATGGTAGTGCTCAAAAATTTTTTTACGTTGTGCCGATTTATCCTTACCATGAAGTAGAACGTGCCGTATGCCGATACTGTCGCGCACAACCTGTGATCTTCGGTCGACAAATTCTTTATTAGCGCGCTTCTCTTTGGTCTCGGCCGGACACGATTTAAAGCCCCTCGGCATGTTGCTCCAACATTTCCGCGAGAAATTCCATCGCCTCGCAATCCTGTAAGCCGGCAAGTCCACGGTTTGCCCATTCGACTCTATCGGCATACTTCGTATAACCGAGGCTTTCTGCTACTTTAACGCCGAATTTACGGTCTTCTAACTCGGTAAAATTTGCCGCGAGTATCGCTTCGGAATCAATATCGTTGCAAGTATGATTGGAATACGATTCTGCCGCTAAGCGTAAGAAATAAGCCGCGAGTTTCATTTCTTTGGCTGTCATTGATTTCTCCAATCTAACCACACCCAACAAACACCAATTGCGAATGGAATTATGGCTCTCGGATCGCCCATAAACGCCACTACGAAGGCACACCCAATATAGAGCCAGCTTAAGGCTCTCATTTCTTTCCCTTGAAATAATTTGCGAGAGCGTTGTCAATCGTAAAGACTACGGCGAGAACCAAAAGAAACGTCATGACTGGATGTATCAGACACCATTCTTTCATAACAACTCCTGGCCGACCATAAACATCGGGAAAACATCCCGCATAAATTCGAATTGATCGCGCACGGTTTTTGTGTCGATGATGTGATTAATTTCTTTCAGTTCAATTTGCTTAGTAATTTTCAGACATTCCGCGAAAAATTCCATGTGTCGCTCGTTAACTCCGGAACCTATGGCGTAGATTGCATGCCGATAAAAGCCATATTCGCCGATTGGCGCCACGGGATCCAGTAACGGTTCGTCGTTGTTAAACAGACATTCGCCGGTCGATATATCGAGTTCGTAGATAAAAATATCGAACAACCTCCACTTACCGTTGTGCTTTGCTTTATACCAACGCGTAAAATGTTCACGGTCCGGCGCGCTCGCCATCTGATTAACGATTTTTTGCATTTCGCGCTGAAAGATGAACGGATCAAGTTTCATTTGGGTGACCAGCCTTCTTTGCCCCATTGCCTCTCGGTATTGAAACGCTTATCAATGTCGTAACGATGATACATCGAGAATGCCTGCTTATTCCCACAGCGCGGACAGCCTTTGGCCGCGTTCTTGGCGTCTCGAAATTCGCCGCAATCCGGACAGTGGATATCGTAGCTCATTTGTGTATTTACAGGCATTACGAGCGAAACATTTTCTTTATGTTTAATCGTCCATCCGAATCCAATTTGAGATAGAGATTTGCCGGCCCGCCTTGAAAGTATTTTTTATCAATCATAAAGGAAGTATTGATAACGCGACCCAACCAGGTCCACTCCGCATTGGCTTCAATAAGACCACCACTTGCCAAAGATGGAAATTCCGGTTTGATTAGTTTTATTTCCGAAGGAAAGCTATAAACTCGAAACGGAAATTGACGAACCGCGGCCGCCGCAGCGACGCCGCCAATCATGTTGTGCAAAAAAGAACGACGTGAAATCATGGATAAGGATCTCCCGCTTGACATCCCGGCTGGCAGTGATCAATACCGCCGCAGTTTACACATCTTGCCGCATCGCCTGTCAGTATTTTTACAGCCGCTTCGGCCCGTTCTTTCGTTAGACCGAACTTGAATTTTGTTTGAACAAGATATGGCAGGAGACTACACATATCGGCGTCGTCGTCTATGATCACAAACGCTTCTGGCTGGTTTCTTGATATCCACCAGGCAATTTCATCGCCGCGTTTTGGATCTGTAATCGCCTTCCATTCCTTGGAGTTGTAACGCTTCTGTGTTAGTTCATGGCTCCGCGGTGTGACGTCGATAACGTCCGCGTCTACTCCCCAAAATTGCAGAATGATCCGCATTTCTTGGAGCCCAATGTATCGCCACGCGCTGGAAATAACAATTTTCGCCTTGGTTTTATCGATTAACCAGTTCAGATTTTTTACGCACCGAGGATCGGCGGAGGAATGATACTGACCATTAATCACATCGCGTCGCCGGACGCTGGAGCGCGTCACCATTACGCCATCGATATCGAGGAAAATGACTTTTTTTACTGGAACCATGTGCTTACTCTTTCCACGCAATCCGGCATCTTGACGCGTTTTACCGGATTATCCGATGCAGCTAAGTGCTCGCGTATCGCGTAATTGTACGCTGCATCTAATTCAGATTGAAGCGGTCGGCGATCCTGATATTTAAAATCGCATCCAACAAGTGAAAGCGTGTCTTTAGCAATTTGGAATGAAACTTTACGACCACGTGGCATTAATTTCAGTTTTAGTTTGAAGACAGTAGGTTTTGCTGCTTCCTTATTGACACCTCGGGGCATATTCAATCCTCCAAAGTTTCCCGTCAATATCTTCGCCAAACCAATCATCCGGCCCGAACCATGGATTAATTGTTATCGGAATGCCATCGAGCTTCGGGAATGATGGATCGTATTTTTTTTTGATTACTTGCTCTTGTAACTTCGCAAAAATCTGTTGGCTTACAAACAAGCGAATGAATTGTTTTTCAGCAATAGGTTCCATGGAAATTCTTTCAACACCGTCCACCCTGGCAACATCTCAATCAACTCGCTTTTCATTGCGGCGCCTTCGTACATCGATTCCGCCACAGCTTCGATCATCATGTATTTGGTTCGAGATAGTGCCTTTTGTCCGTGCGCGATCATATCCTTTTCTGCGCCGTGGATATCGACCCACAATAGGTCGATAGATTCAAGGACACATAAGTCGAATAGTGTATCAAGTTTTATGCAGGGGATGTTGCGAACCAATCTAAAATCGTCTACAGATACGGCAATTTTATCCGGAATTGGCCGATAAACCGAACCGAACCCTCCACCGCTGGCTGTGCAAGAATAAAAATCGCAACTTCCATTACGATCTGCGATTGCGAAATGTCCCGCAATTATAGACCTGGATATCAAGCACGTTTGCTGTCGTTCTTCGTCGGAGACATTCGGAAAATACTCTTGCACAAGTAAATTAAAATTAAGCCTGTCCGCTTCAATCATTACGGCTTGTACGTCTTTATGGTCCTTTAATACTTCAAGCATCCAGGCCGTATCTTCGCCCAGGTGCGCGCCTAAATCGACAAGACACACCGAATTACCGGTCCGCTCGAGGATTTCCGTAATTGCCGCGCGTTCTTCAGGAAACGTCATCACCAGCGACTCGGTTGTTTTTTTTTGTTTCTAGTGTTACCGGTTCAAGCAGCTTTTTGAATTTCTCGGGAACCATTGAAGGCGGCAATACAATAATGCGTTCCGGAAATTGCAACGTGCCTCGTGTTTGGCACAATTTTACTTTTTGAGCGCTCCAATCATCATCGACGCCCCACACGGTAATCTTCCAGTTGGAATCGCCGGAGTAGCCTTTACGTTCCCATTTGATATTTAGTACCTTGCCGATACGCAATCCCGCGCAGCGTCCTAGCGCGTGCCCATAGGAAATAAATGCTCCGGTAGTGATAGGAGTCCCGCATTTATCTTTTGGAATTTTTGTTGTTTGGTCTGCTAAACATTCGGGATAGTCTTCGGTTTGGGTTGGATGCAGTCCACACTTTTTACATCGGTTGTAAGGATGATCAGCCGGCCTGTTTCCGTTTGCTTCGAATTGATGGCTCATACGCTATTCTGTTTCTATTGGATATTTGTGACAACTTGGCCGCGCTCGATCTTGACGGTGATTTCCCTGTCATCAATCGGTTCCCAGCCATTTGTCAGAATGAAATCTTCGACCGCTTGGCGTAACACATAAACTCGCTCGCGGCCGTCCGCTGTGCGCAAATACATCTCCCTGAATTTTGTCGGCCAGTATTTTAAGAAGAAAAGCCGTTGGGCTTGTTCGTTCGTTAGTCCGAATTGATGTCTGGCGAAGTGAAAGATATTTAAGAACGGCATACTCCGGTCTTCGTCATGACGGAAATTGTCGTAAAGTTCGATGTCATCTTGAGCATCGGCGCTTAACGCCAGATAACATTCGCCGGCAATACAGCACACGGTTTTACATGACGCCCCGGATAACCGTTGAAAGAACCCGCGGGGTTCCACGTAAATGCTGGCGGTAATATCAAAGCGTTCCGGATCTCGTTCCAGCCGATTTACGATCTGCCAAAGAAGTGCTGTGTTCATTTGTTTTTCCTTTCGAGTGTTGCAATTGGAAATACTCCACTGTGCTCAATATTATCGGCACCGAACCAAACTGTTTTTACATAATCCGGAGAAACAGAAGATACCGTCATTAACGGGCCGCCGCTCCTTAAACAGACGATATCGCCAACCGTTATATTTTTCATGATTTCTTTTTTGGCTCCAGTTTTCCGCGGATAGAATCGCGTACCGCTCGAACCAGTGGAGGGTCTATTTCTTTCGTGATCTGTCCGGAGCCGCCACAATCCTCGCAAACCGATGTTTGCACGCTAGGCTCAAAATACTCTTGGAGAAGTTGCGTGCCGGCTACAATTGACTTTTCAATTGCCGTGCGATGAGCGATTTGTTCATTTAGGATGGTTACCGCTTTACTTTCAATTTCTCTTTTGATGGATATAAATTCTTGATCGTCCGATTTCGCGATAGCCGCCGTTCTGTCATCCAGCATTTGGATAGCAGCCAGGATCCTGGCCTCGCGCATAACATCGTTATCTTCAGACGATTTCGCAACCTGCGCGAGTTTCATTGTGACAGCAGAAAACTCAGCCTTAAATACTGTTGTGATCCCGCTTAACATTGAATCGATCGTCGGACCACGCATGTCGATTGCTTGTTTTATTTCCTTGAACTGTTCCGATAGAGAATAAGCCCACCTACAGAGCGTGATGATAGCTGCCCCAAGGCAACAGACCAGCAACATGAGAATCAAAATGGACGCTTGTAATTCACCGGGAGTCATTTTTCACCTCAAAATACTTCTTCATACGAAAGTCACTTTCACGTTGTGCTTGGCGAAGATAGTGCGGATTTCAAATTCGCGTTTACGCTCAAAATCCGCGTGCTCAACCGCCGAATATAACTCAGGATTAATTTCGTCGTTAATGTCCATTAGTTTTCCTGCATTTCGCGACGAGCGAAGACCACATGAGTTGCCGTCTATGAGCCAAGCTGGTACTTTGCTTTTTTTAGCGACACCCTGTGGCGTTAAGTGTTCCTGAATGTCGGCTATGGAAAATCCGCACGCGCGTAAATAAATTCCCAAACAGCACTCTTTGCCATCACATGTGCGATGGAGTGTGCTGTTCTTTTCGCCTCGGAGCCATTTTGTACGCTTGATTACAAATGATTTTACGTTTCTCATGGTTTTTGCGAGTTATCCATTGGTATCCGCAGAGTTTTATTCCTGTTTTCAACCATAAATTCGAGAATGCGAAAACAGGCGTCCTCCGAACCAGGTCCGCCAGTCGGGACATCCATCCAAATTGTGCCGTTAGTCGGAGACGCCCAAACTACCGTAACCGGTTTATTGCCGGCATTCAGTTCATGATAGATGCTATTAAGAAAGTAAGTCGTGTTATCTGTTTTCAGGTTTTCCGAAGGATAGTCGTCGGCGGTTCGCACTAAATCACCAAGACTAATTTCCGTTTGCCCCATTTGAGAATTGGCTGGATCGATGGCAATCTTCGCTTTTTGATCCGGATAGCACTTATCCAAAAATTCAGCGACCGTTTTGAGATTCATTTCCTATATAAGTCCTTGGAATGCGCAGGATAGTATCACAAGTCAAGCAAAAATATCCTGTTATTTCCGTTTGTGCGTTTTTTTTGTTAATGCTTGCCCGTGGCATACAAATACAACAAGCGCTATCCAACTGCCGGCAACCCGAACTGGAAGAAAGGCGTGAGCGCCAACCCCTCCACAATGTTCAAGCCCGGACAGAGTGGAAATCTTAAAGGCAGACCGCGGCGCGGACTGCACAGGCGACCAGGCATTCGCTTCTGGAGACGCAAAGCCTTGAATAGCGCGGAAATGTTGAAACTTATGAGAGAGATCTATGGCAACCAAGGGCTCGTTTAAAACAGGACATCCATTTGTCGGTAAACCGCGTACCGTAGGCGTCGGCGCGCAAACCGCTCGTCTCTTGGTCGACGAATACCGTATTGCCTTGCTTGAACCAGCGCATCCTCAGATTTTACGTGAACTGCGCCTTCCCGCTGGCACTACCTGGGCTCGAGTCATCGCGTTACAGAGAATCAAAGCGGCCATTATGACCGATAGCCGCGGCACCCTTGCCGCTAAAGAGCTCCGCGAAGCTACTGAAGGAAAAGCTGTGGCTCGTTTTGAAGTATCGCAGGGTGAAAAGGTTTCGTTCGACTTTAATGTGAAGTTTGTTCAGCGTAAACCGCCCGAAATGAAGACGATCGAGGTGATTGACGTTCCCCAATTGCCAGAAGCACCGCCGGCGACCATCGGCGATGCATTAGGACAAATTCAAGAGGCTTCGCAAGCTCAACCGATTATGGTTGTAGACGAAGAAAAAAAAGATGGCTGATGACGTCTACCGCGTAAAAATCGATTGCGAAATTATTCTGCCGGAACCCCACGACAAGCAAAAACTCTTTATCGATAAACGCTATGACCCTTACGGTCTATGCGAAAAAAAGTTTCGTATGATCCTCGCCGGCCGACGTTCCGGCAAAACTGCCGGTGTCGCTATTCAAGCTGTTCTTGCATTCCTCGATGGTAAGCGCGTCTTATATGCCGCTCCTACCGCCGAACAAATCGATTCGTTTTGGTCAGAAGTCAAAAAGGCTTTGCACAATCTTTTTACGGATGAACGCTATAAAAGCCTGTTCTATATCCTGGACGGCGCCAATGACCATCTCATCGAATTGCGTACCCCGGATATCGATCCTACCGAACAGCGGTCGCAACGCATCAAGTGCAAAACCGCGTTCAACGCGGATACCCTCCGCGGTGATCGCGCCGACCTGTTGATCCTTGAAGAATTTAGCATGATGAATGAAGACACTTTGGATAAGTGCGGCTACCCCCTCATCATCGATACGAACGGCGACCTGATTATCATTTTCACCCCGCCCGATCCCTTCCATCGGTCCGCCGTCTGCAAAGCCAAGGATCCACGTCATGCCATGAAAATGTTTAAGCAGCGCAAATCCGATCCCAACTGGCTCTGTTTGCATTACACCATGTACGACAACCCGTATATCTCAGAAGCCGGCCGCGAGTTCGCTAAAGCCAACATGACCCCTTTGGCCTATCGCCAAGAAATCCTCGCGCAGGAAATGGACGAAGTACCAGGCGCACTACTCGACCGTAAAAGCATTGAAAAAACCCGCGTTACCCCAGTAGATGTTCCAGCCTTAAAACGTATCGTTGTCGGTGTGGACCCCAGCGGCTCTACTACCACCGAATGCGGTATCGTCGTCGCTGGTCTCGGTGAAGATGATCATGTCTATATCCTCCAAGACAATTCCGTGCTCTCCACCCCGGAGGGGTGGGCTTCCGCCGCCGTCTCCTCGTATCACTCCAGCCAAGCCGATTGCATCAGCGTCGAAACAAACTTCGGTGGCGATATGTGTAAATCTACAATCTATAACGTCGATCAAAATGTTCCCGTTCGCGAAGTTCATGCCAGCCGCGGTAAATATGCCCGCGCGGAACCTATCGCCGTCCTCTTCCAACAAAAACGTTGTCATATCGTCGGTGAAATGCCTCAACTCGAGGATGAATGGTGCTCCTATGTACCCGGTACTACACGATCTCCAAATCGTTATGACGCCTGCGTTTGGGCTGCTACCGAATTAACCGGCGGTGGGCAATATGGATTACTTGAATGGGGAAAACAAATGAAAGAATCGGGATTGACCGCAAATGAGATCATAAACCGTTCAGGAAATTTTAATGCCGCCGCCCTGTCTGACGAAAAAAACATCGAGAAAATTCCGAGCGAGAATATGGCTGCGGTCGCTACAAACGATCAGACGCCGGGATGCAAAAAATGCGGTTGCAATATTTTACATCCAGTTGGCGGTGGAGGATATCGCTGCGCCGCGTGTGGTGATCAAGCGCAGCTCGCAGATTTAAAACAGCGAGCATTATCCTCGATCAAAAAAGTTTCCGGCCGAATATTTTCTCGGTAGCATTTGTTCTTGCATCGCGCGATGGTGAGCGCATGCAACTGATCCATTTAGACTGTCCAGCAAAAAGAGATGGCGAATGGAAGTCGCCTGAATTTGAAGGCGTAAAAGTTTTCCAAGGATTCGCCTGGCACTTAGAATGTCCTGAGTGTCACATGCGTATTGCTGTTTGCCTTTTGAAAGATCCGAAGTGGGTGCTAAAATCAGCCTAAGTGACTGGGAAATCGCGGCTAATATTTATACAGAATGCCGTTAGACGCGCCGGTTCTGCATAAACGACTGCGTTTTCCGAGGTAAGTCCTGTGGAATCAATAAACGCAACATAATAATTAGTAGAAGACGCGGATTTGTTTAGGTTGAAATCCAGTTCAATTTTTCCATGCGGATTTTGTTGATACCCCGAGCTTGGTACCCCACTGCTGCCACGTAAGGCGATCTGGACGCCGGCCAGGTGGTAACTGCTGCAACCAGGTGCAACGGCTTTGGATTTCAAAGTTGTTCATCTATCAGCACAGCGAATAAAAAGCGAATGTTGTCCGATAGAAAATATTAATGCGCAGACCGTCTAGGTATTTGGAATTTGAATGCTGATTTATCTTTACAAAGTTACCGTCTAACCTCATAATGTCTTAGTAGCGCAAACGTGCAAGCCCGATCAAAGCACAACGCGCCACAACGAAAGCGAGACACAATGAAAGCAACCAAGAAAGCAACGAAACCCGCCTCCACACTCACAAAGACTCAGTTAAACCTAACCCGTACCTTCGCTGCTCTGCGCGCCCACACCAACAAGACGTTCCAAAAAGAGCGCTCGCCGAAGGAACGCGCCGCGCAAACCAAGCGCTTGACGCAATTTGTCAACGCACATCGTTCGTTGCCCGCCGTACAGCGTTACCTACAGGCGGCCTAGTCGCCTCCCTAATCGCGCGATACGCTAACCCGTATCGCGCGATTTTTTTTTAGACTCTAATCGAAAGCGAGGCACCAACAATGCAAACCGTAATTTCGCTTCTTGCCAGTCTTTTCGTTCCCACACTTCCGGCTATCGCAATCGCGCTACTTTGCACATTCTTTATTTTCCTCATCGCGTTTCTATACCGCGATAAGGCGATACAGAATTTCGCTTCTACTCTTTTCCTTATCGAAGCATTTTATTTCATGGCAACGCTAACCGCGTATTTAAACCGCAACATCTAACCGCGCGAACGCGCAGAAAGGTAAGATTCAAGATGCGCAGACCGGACAAGACACGCATTCTAAAGAGACGCGCCGCGTTCTTACTCCAATATGTCAGCGAAGATACGTTTATTCCTACAAACGACACAGAGGAACCAACAGACACTCGCCTCAACATCGCAGAAAATTTTATCGAAACACACCTGTCGGACAATTCCGCGAATAAGGAACAAAACTTCACCGTGGAAACACTCCAAACCATTTTTGATTTTGCGTTCAACGCGGCTAAATACTTCACGCGCAAACCACGCAAGACGCGCAGACTCGCCACACAAAAACAACAAACCGAAACCTTCCATGTCGAAATTCCGTCAGACCGATCGGTTGGAATTTTCGGCGGACACGAAACACACACGCTATCAACAGACAAAATAACGCCAGAATTTAGCTACGCTTTTTGTAAATTCCTGTCCGAATTTTTTGACGTACCAGACACAAACGTTCTAACCGACAAACAATACCGCGAACATCTGCGCGCCGAAACAAAACAGGAACGCGAATTAAATAAACTAGAACGCGCCGCGAATCATAAACGGCGCTTAACTGGTCGCCGGATTCGCCGTAACCGCAAGGTTGGTTATATTGCCGTTTAACTTCTAACCGCGTTCAAAATGCGTAGCACGAACCAAACGCAAACGCGCCGCAGGTCCTGAAAGGTAACGCCAATGTTGAATCCTACGTATACGAAATTGCTGGAAACGATTCGGGAATCCGTAAACGCCATTGCAGATAATTCGCTTTCTGAATTTGAAGTGATCGCTATAGACGCGCACACGTCACCGATGGCGCGTTATTACGAAGTGGAACGCGCGAGAGAACAAGCAACGCGCGTAATCGCTTTTGTTGATGCATCGCGGCCTCGCCGTAAGCCGAATTAAAAAAATCCTTCCGGTAATCGCGGTCACCAATTCAACGGTGGCCGCGATTTTTTTTTTCCACAAAAATTATTTGGTTGTGATGTGGTGTGGCTTGTGGTGGTGTGGTGGGTGTGGTTCCGCGGTGGGTGGCGAAGGTCCGGCGAAAACTTTTGAGTGGTGGCGCCCCGGTTTACCGGGGTAGCGGTACTAGGTTTTTAAAATAAAAATTCGGTTTCGGTTTAGGATTTAGAATTTTTTATGGATCCGTTCTAGGAAGAGCTGGGCGAGCATAGAGAGGTTGATCGGAGAACTGAGAGTTATTCATAAAAACATTCTAATTCAGTTGGAGGATTTTGATTGTGGGATTACAGGGAGGTTGGCAAGAGGGCAGATTTAGGGCAGATTTAGTCATTAGAGGCTCCAGGAGCGATTTTGGTAAGGTCTTAGCCACTTTACCCGATCCAGGTCCGAAGAACGGCTCACAGGCTGGTTTGTGATTGAATACCGTATATTCCTTAGAACAGCTTAGGCAATTAAAGTAGGTTAATTAATTCGAATGCGTATAGCTTTAAAAGCAGTTCTCTGTTTCTACTTCTCTCTTCTACTTCTACTTCTGTCTTGTTACCTTAAGCGTAGCCGCGAGCGTACATTATTTGTAGCAAATCTGTAGCACTATCTGTAGCAAATACGTACAAAGCACTGAATATTGGTGTGTAAAAGGTGTGGATTAAGGGCATCTCAATGACATATGGTACGAAAAAAACACGAAAATTTGCCTTGAAACTACAAAAAACTACGTATAGAGTTTCGGCTCGTTCCTGTAAGGTGGTCACCGGAGTAAACTCCTCTTGAATCCTAAACTCGGTAGAAGAACTTGGCTTAAGTTATTTGCGGAAGAGTGGTTAACGGGCACAACGCGTCACACGATGTCGGGAGCGCAGCGAGCGTTTTGGGTTGATCTGATGGCAATGGCGGCCCGATCGCGGTTCCCGGGGGTGGTGGTAGCCGGCAAGGATGGCGATACATTTGTCGGTTATCCGCTAAAAATCTACGAGGCATATGACGCAAAAGGTGAGATTGACGTTCTGGAAACCTTTGAACTTTTCCGGAAAGCAGACAAGATTTTAGTCGAGATCACACACAAAGCACCTATTCCTCTCTACAAAATCACGATTTTAAACTGGGACAAATACCAATCGGAATACCAACGCACCAAAAAGTACCGCCAACAGGAACTCCTTCCCCAGCCAATCTATTTTAAAGGGCAACGGCTCGAGATTACGGCCAGTGTTCATGAGTCTTTGAAACAGGCCTATCAAGGTCTGGACTTGGATGCTGAATATAAAAAGATGGACGCGTGGCTGGTTTCGAATCAGCGGACGTATCGCAATTATGGACGTTTCGCCAATAGCTGGCTGAGCCGCTATAAGGTGAATTTAAACGGAAACAGGAATGGAGGACGGAATGGATTCTCGCAAGAAGAGTATGACGACATCACGGACGCAAACCTCACCGCCGCGGGACTTAAAAATAAAAGAAAGCCTGGTAATACTGGGTGACCTTTATAAATTCAAGATTAACGAGCGGATTTTTAGCCTTTGGGTGAGGCTTTTGCACGATATTCCCGACGAGCAATTAAGCCCGACCTTTAATAGGCTGGCTAAGAAATTTATTCCCAGCGCGCAAGTACCGTTTCCCTTGCCGGCTCACTTTCTGGATCTTATCGACCAAGCGAAAGAGATTCAGCTTACCGAAGAAGCCGATCAAGCTTGGCAAGCGCTGTTGACGTCCATTCATAAACACTATCATCCGGATATTGGCTGGCGCGGACCAAAACTAACAGAGCATGTTTTTCGATCGGCAGCCTCGGCCGGTGGGGTTCATAACATTTCCCAAATGACCGGCGACCAGCTTGTGTGGGCGAAGAAACGATTCATCGAAGCCTATTTACGGGATATCGAGCTCACCGAGACTCATCCGATATTGGGTGTGCCCGCGGAAATCAAGGTTTTGGTCGAGTCGACCGCGGAAAAGAAGGCATTGCCTCAGCCTGAATCCCAGAAACTGGAAGCGAATCTTAAATCTTTCCGAAACGTACATGCTTTTTCCGAGGAACCCTATGTTCCGCCGACCGACGAAGAATTGGCACGCCGGCAAACCGAACAAAAGAAGCAGTTACACGAATATCTGTCGAGGCGGAATGACGCACCTGCATCGATGTAGTTATGCCAATCTGGCGCCGGAGCATTGTCCGGCAATGATCGAATGTAACGATCGCTGTATCGAAGACGAAGTGGAAACGGTCGTTTATTGTGACCAGCATCAAAAGATTTTCGATGCTTGTCTCGAGGGAATGGGCGAAGTTCCCGATGGACGCAGCGGTATTCGCCTACATTATTGGAGGAAAGAATGAAAATCGGTGTAATCTTCGGTGTTTTGGTCGCAATACTGCTGTTTAGCGGTATAGCAAAGACATATGCACAACAAAACCGTTCCTGGGAGATCTGGAGCCAGTCGACCGGATCCTACGGGTTTGGCTCGGGGTGGAATACGGGTACTGCCAAACTCTATAAAGTTCAGGACGGAACTTGCGCGATTTATGTCGGTATCATCCCAAACGAACATGACGATTCAATCGCACTCACCACCGGACAAGGCTGTAAATAAACGAAAGGACCTCGATGACCGATACTATCGATTCATTCTCGGATGTAATCGGCGGATCCGAAGCGGTGCGCGCTATTATCGACGCCAGCACTCAATTAAACAAAGAACAATTCTGTCGGTTTCTTTCGGCGCAATCGTTGCTCCGGGAATATGTTGTCGATCACGCCGGCGATCATGACGAAGAGTGTCCCTGCGACGATACTTGTAATTGTAAATTTAAACAGCGCAACCTAGCGGTTGATTTTATGTGTAAATTCGATCTGCCTGAATTTATTTTTGGTTGCGTGCCATATCAAAAACACAAAACAATTCTAAAGCTGGCGGCTTCATTTGTTCCGGATGAATGTTCTTGTAATGCTCCTTATCCCAGTCCAACGGAACAACATGCCGCGTTTTGTAGCCAGAAAATCCACGCGCTATTAGAAGCGCTGGCGGGAAATTAATATGGCAGACACACAAACAGATTTAGAGAATTACATAGAGGCTTTTCAGTGGAAGCCAGTTATCAACTGTCCGTTTCCTCGTGCGGAATGCACTTGTAAACGCTCCTGGGGACATAACCACCAAATTTTGTTCGCTCTTATGCAGCAACTCTCCGCCTCCCGCGACGAAGCGAAGCAGCTACAGCATAAATGCGAAAAATGCGGCAATCAGTCTTTAGAAGAAATCGGCCATGAAACTGGAGGGCCACAGGGATGGGTAGTAGATGAAATCGGCGGCTGTCCAGCATGTCTACTCAGCCGAATAAACGACCTGGAAGAGAAGCTGGAGGCTACCCAACACGCTGTCCCGCACTCGCTGGAGGAGTTGGAGCGGGAGATAGAAGAGCGAATCTCCGAAATCCCGCACGGGAAAAGATTCGCAAGATATACCGCAAGAGCATTGATGCCCGCCATCCGCACATTCGTCGCTGCCGAGAGGCTGGAGGAAGCAAAGTGGTGGCATTGCCCGGATGCGCATCGGCTGGTCCAGCCGAGAGATTGTCTTGGTTGTCAGCACATCGCCGAGCTAGAGCGACAAGCGGGAGGGAGCCATGTTTGAGAATCACCCAATGTTGTTCGAGTGGACGATTAGAACTGTCTATTTTCCGCTAAATCATCCGTTTATTACGAGCGCAGTATTTGTCGTTGTTGTACTGTCGCTATTTGCTTATTTAATCGGAAACGCTCATTGGAATTAGAGCGGGAGGAGCCAGTAATGAGATTACGAAACCTTGACTGGCACGATTTGGTTTTAATTGCCGGTCTGGTATTGCTTGTGCTCGCTTTTATTCTTGCGGGAGTAAGACCATGACCGACCAATCACTCGAAGCTACGGCGCGGGAGATAGTTGGCGTAATTGGTGATGCGCTCGCGGATGAGTGGACAACTGCCAGAATTGTTAAGAACCTTATACCCATCCTCACCCGCCTCCAGCAGACCGCACACCATGCCGGAGCGAATTGGATGTTAGATGAGATTCGATATTCCCTGCGGGAGTTTCCTAAAGTTGGCGGCGATATCGAAATTAAAAATGAAGTAGACCGTTTGCTTCAGACCGCACGCGCTGAAGGAGAAGGCGCGATGCGGGATCGGTGTACAAACGTAGATGGTTTTGCATGGCAGCCTGAGATTAAAGAAAGAATCCTCCGTATCCCAGTCGGCACAGCCTTCCAAGAGGCCATCGCAGCGGCAGAGCGCAGAGGGCTACGCGATGCGGCAAAAATTTATTGCGCATGCTGCGAAGACTCTGATCCTGATTTAGCGCACGACGAGAGGCGTGACATTAAGGTGTGGACTCACTTTCACGAGAACGATTTTACAGACGTATGTGATGCTCCAAAAATATGGGATCGGATCGCCGAGATTGAGCGCGCACTCGCCGCACGCGAGCCAAAGGGGGATGAAGATGCGCAGCGGCCATGATAAGGATTTAGGACTGTATAGAAAATTCCAAATCACTCGCCATGATCCTACAGGCAAGCACTCCAACTGCTTTTATTTCGTGTTGGACGTAGACCACGACCAATTTTCAATTCCTGCGCTAGAGGCTTACGCAGTCGCCTGTGAAAAGGAATTTCCTAAACTCTCCTCCGACCTAAAGGGAATTATTGCGATGGCTAAGATCAAACACGAGCCAAAGGATGCGCAGTGAAGCGCAAGCCGAAATTTCGTGTGGGGCAGGTAGTGCGAGTCCGCGCTTCTGGTGTTCTTATACAAATAGACCACCGCGACGAGCAGGGAGGCGTTTGGTATTACTGGTTCGATTCCAATTCTGTTGGATTTGATGAACGAGATTTGCGCCCACTGACCAAGCGCGAGAAGGGAGACGCCAGATCGTGACCTATCTGCGCAATCCACATGATCCCTATATTTGGGAATCGGAAGGTGTTTACGACGGAAAATTCGTTGCCAAAGACGGCAAGCTGTTTGATTCTGCGCAAGAGGTATTTGTGTACGAAAAATCCTTGATAGACAAGCCCTATCAGCAAGAGAAGACGCCGCTGAGCGATGCAGAGAAGATAGCTCAGTGGGCCGATGCGCCAATCTCCATGTTGCCTCTAGAGAAGAGACTGACTATCGCAATCCAGAGAATTGTCGCACTGGAGCAAGCCCTCGAAAGTGGCACGCAACGCTGCCCTTACTGTGGAGAATCCACACCACATCGGCACGATAACTTTGAGGAAATACGGGCTTCATTGGAAGCACAGGCGATGAAGTTCGGTAAAAAGGTGAAGATTGTTGAAGTTCCTGATTGGTTTGACAATGACGCTCCACTAGAACCGGGATACTCGCTTGCTGCCTTAATTGCAGGTGTACATTCAATGCACTCTGTAGCGGCAATCGCCAGTAACTGGTTAAAAAGCGAATCAAAGAAGCGGTCCGTTTTAGAGCAAGCCCTAGCACAGATCAAGGCGCTGCCGCGCACCACGATTATCGGAATGTCTCCAGAGGATTGCAAAAAGTTCATGTTGAATTACGGATCATTCGTGCGTGCTGACGCTATCGAAGCCATTTTCAAGGATTGTGGTTATGTTCTTTAATTTTGATATGGCTGTAGCGGTCGGTGCCACTTTGTTTTGGATAGTCATTGCTTTGGCTGGGATTGCCATTGGTAGAGATTTTATAGACCGTAAGTATGAGGGAGACGACGAAGACGATAAGGAGAAGGATGATGAATGAAGTTATTAGTTTTGCTTTTGCAACCGTTTGTGTTGGCGTTATATTATGGGTTTTCATCCATATTTCGCGGAATACAGACTAGATGATTTGTCCGGTAATAGAAGTTTTCTTTCGCAGGCTGGGAGTAAACGCCTCAGAAGGTTTGTTTACCGATTGGCTGAAAAAGCCAAAAGAAGACATGCCGGCAGCTCCTCCTGTTCATGATTTAAATAATCATTTTCATGAACCACATCCATCGCGTGCCGAACGGATGATCAGGACAATGTTTTTATGAGAATTAGAATTAAGCGGCGCCATCCAATGGGACGGATTGCATTACGGAAACACGATTTTGACGGGGGAGTATTCCGCAATATGTGCCCTTCATGTGGAGCTCCGCCGCTTCATTGGTGTAGCCGACCCGATGGAAAAAGATGCTCGGCGCCCCATCGAAACCGCAGTAATCAGCATGTATCACGAACGGGATTTAGGTGGAGGTAAACTTGGATCAGGAATTTGTTGAAAGTAAGTCGGGAGCTAAGTCTTCATCCTGGCGACCGCGATACGATCTCATTCCATTGTCCGGATTGCGTCGACTGGCTGAACGCTATGGATCTGGCGCAAAAGCCTATGGCGAATGGAACTGGCAGAAAGGAATTGATGATCCGGAATATGTCCGCGATCGGTTGAACCATGCCATTGAACATCTCATCCTCTACGCGCAGAAGAATGCTACCGGACAGAAGAATGATGATGATGACCTGGCGGCCGCGGCATGGGGATGTTTCTTTTTAATGGAAGTTGAGGAACGAAAGAATATCGAGGACGGCACATGCGCAACCGGCGAAACGCCACAAACTGGAACGCCTCCTCGATGAGCCATTAGCGTACGGCACACGATCAACCGGCGAAACGCCACAGCAAGGAACGCCTACGCTAATGGCTAAATTTTAGGAGGGTATTGTGAATCAATTATCGATATTTCAGGACGGCACATTGGCAACCGGCGAAACGCCACACAACGGAACGCCTCCTGAAAAATGGGCGGACGACACAACTGTTACTGGCGAAACGCCACACCTGAGAACGTCTCCGCCCAAAATATTTTCCAGAGACTACGGCCATGATCACGAGTATATTTGCGCTGGCTTAAGGTACGGTACTGATTTTAGAACGATTCTCACCAAGGAAGATGTTAAGAAGTTTACCGGGAATATTGATGGATTGCTCGTATCCTTAAGACCGGGAGATGTATTACTTACCGAAAAAAGTTTGGCATTATCTGATTCTGACGCCGAGCAAATATTAGAACTCAAGAATCGCGGAATCCACGTGCTTACCATCGAAAATAATATGGTTGGCCATTATCTTAGAGCCCTAAAGCATCCCGAGACAGGCTTAGACGAAAACGGTAAACCTAAAAAAATTCCAGATTGGCTATCGGCCGGTGCTTTGCAACAGATTTACGTTTTAAGGTCTGATTTATTTAGAGAAGCAAGGCAGCGTTGTTCTGCCGATGAGAGGATTATAAGAAATGTTGCCTGGAGGCAAAGCCATCTTTTTTCTGTTAATCAACAACGTATTATGGGTTGGCCAGACAAGTTAGAGTTTTATTATGAGTGGTTAGACTGGATGTCTGGATTTCCTGAAAAGTACTGGCCGATGTTTGTTAAACCAACTAATAGTGGGGACGCGGATAGAGTTTATAAAGACCGATCGTTTGATTCGATCTATTATGGTTTTATTGATAAGACTTTTGATTGGAAACGGGAAGAATATCTCGATCTAACATTAGTCCTGCCTATTATCGCAGCTTCAATCGATGCCATTCAACCGAACGATACAATGCTTATGCTCAATTGGGTAAAAACCCAACCGCCCCGCGGGAGATTTTTAACCTCGTTAAAAACAAAGCATGGTTGGCTTAGATCTGAATTCTTTACATCGTTAAAAGAGCGCGCTGTTAGAAGATTCGGATTTTCAAAAGACGAGGATTGGTTAGAATATTCCAATGGTCGTTGGCAAACAAACTGGCTTCATCGAGCATTAAGATCTCAGTTGGAAAACGGTGCCCTTTGGTTTTTCCATCGTATTTATGAACGGATTCATTCTGGATGGATACCAAAAGATTTCCGCCAACAATCACAAATCAGAATCTCTGTGGAGAATTTATGACCTACGACCACTGGGAACGTTTCTATCTTGGCTTAGCGCGCTACGTCTCTACTGCCTCTAAGGATCCAAGCACGAAGTGTGGTGCGGCAATTGTGCGCGCCAATAAATCACTGGAGTCTATCGGATTTAATGGCTTCCCGGCCGGAATGCCGGATAGACCAGAATGGTATGCGGATCGTAATGAGAAGTATGATCGGATTGTCCACGCCGAAATAAACGCCATGATTTTCTCAAGGTCTGAGACTCTTGCCGGCTGCACACTCTACACGTATCCTTTCGCGCCATGCAATCGGTGTTGCGTTCAGATGTTGCAGAAAGGTATTCGTCGTTTCGTGTTTCCAAAACCAAGTGAGGACGCGCTGTCACGTTGGGGTGAGGCGCTTATGAAGACCAAGCGATATATTCAGGAAGTCGGTGGAACGTTCGAGGAATTTGATTTTGACGGGACCAGGTTATAAACCTTCACTAAGTGTCCGTTTCGCATAGCCTTTGTGACTATAACAGTTTTCATTTGCACCATTTGATTTAACTGTTTACGTGCAGTACTTTTCCCTACGTTATAACGTGTGGCGTAATCATCAGAGGTAAATCCAGTAATAAGATTCTTCTGTTTCAGGTAGTCCTCGTGCACCTTATCCATTTGCTCCCAAAGATCGGCAGGTGGCGTCGGCTTTTCGTCTATAGATGTGTCAGGCGGTGTGTCGGTAGCGGGTACAGCCTTTTTATTACGCGACATGGATCCTCATTTCTCTTTTTGGCAGAACCATCGATTTCCAGTATAACAGCCCCAAGGTCCGGCAGCATCCTGTACCTGGAATTCTTCCTCATGTATGACGTTTGTAATTGCCACGCTGGTAAAATAATGCCGTGCTTTGACGGATGTTCTATATGGACGAAGTAGTGGGCGTGTCCGCGTACAACTACATCGGCTTTCGGTGCTTGTCCTGTTTTGCCGGCGAGAGCCGACCAAAGAGCTTCACGATCGATAGCCACAGCACGGTAAAGTCCACCGGACACGGAGATGCCATGACTGAAATCCAAAACACAGCCATCCACATCGAGATCGAGAACTTCTTTGGCATAGGTTCCTACTCCTAAGCCTTCATATGCCGTACTCTTTAATTCTTCGGCAATATTATCGACAGAGCGTCCCATTTCATCATCATGATAAAACGTGCCTTTGACGAAGAATATTTTGGAACATTTGGCGGCGCTGAACAGCGTTCGGAAAATAACCTTCGATGCATTTTCTTGGTCGCGCATTAACGGCAGGCAGAGCTCGGCGCATCTTGATTTTGGCTGTTTCCCTTCAACAACGTCGCCGACAATAACAATTGCATCCAGTGGTTTGGCGGTTGCCCATTTCACCATATCGAGAAAGCATTCCCACAGATATGACTGTCCGATATTTTGTTTTACGTGGTGACCGGTGGAAGTTACGAAATCAGGTGGAAGCATTCCATCAATTGAACCTGGGTGAGTATCGCTCAAGCAGAGAATCCGTCTAGTTGCCATCGTTCCTCCGTCTTCACTTAAGTACTAAATAAAGTGAACAAACAAAAGGAATTCTGGTTAAATTAACGCGATTGCAACAAAAAGATAAACGTTGACTCTCGGAGTTAATCGGGTTAATTTGGCATGGTTCCAAAATAGACCATCGCTCGTCCAACGTGAGGACACTCCTCTCATAAGGGAAAAATGCCGGTTAGATTCCGGCGCGATGGACCATTTCTATATGATTCCGGAAACACGAGCCGAGCTTGAGAGATTGGGATATAAATTCACCAAGATTGGCGCATGTCCTTGCCAGGATGTTTTGGAATTTTGGCAAACGCCGAACGGGAGTAAAATCGGCTTAAACCTGGTTTTTTCTTCTCCTCCAGAAGACCGAACTGGTTCTGTCGATCGGTTTGAAGAACATCACAGACGATGCCCTATTCAATTGGAACTGGCAAAGGTCAAGCAGAGGCTTTCCGAGAAGACTTCCAAACAAAGGATGCTTTTATGACCTATGAGGAAGCGATGGCATTTCTTGACCGGGACGAGAGATTTAAGGCCACCGTTTATGCCATGAACACGTTGCTTATCGACAAGGGTGTATACACTTCGGATGAATTTTCGACTCTATTCACTGAATGGGCTGTAAAGGAAAAGCATAAGAAACAGCGGGAGAACAATTAACATGGAGAATTCCCTAACCGACCTTTTCTGATGGTGTCAGAAAACACGTCTGGATTACTTCGAAGGATCGATGAATTAGAAAAGCGTTGCAGGGATCAGGAGATGTCTATCCGTTTAATTACCGGTGTTCTTGAACGAACCACCAAGATCTTGGAGCGTACTACCGATGCACAATGGATTAAACGCCGAGCAACTCGTCATCTACATAAGGCAACTCCGCCGACGCGTAAGGCAGCTCGAAGGAATTAAAAGTCCGGCTACGTGGAAACGCCGTGTTGAATTAAAGCGGGCATGTGGTCGACTTCATCACCTGCGTCGCTACGCCTGGAACGCACGATGATAGAACTAATGACACCATCAGGTGTCGGGCTTCATGTTGGTCAGAAGTGGAAAGAGGTTGATCCTCGATTTGATCGAATCGTTACTATTAAGGGTTGGGAAGAGTTACGCGGCGAGACAATCATCCTGATCCAAGGTAAACGTTTAACTAGAGCCAGACTTGCCAGATTTAACGGCAGGCGCGGCGGCTATGTTTTGGTGGAATGAAGACGCTTAGGAATCGCTGATGAAACTGACAAAAGTTACGATCACTGGCGCAGACGACAAGACCGATATTCAACAACTTGTGGATTTATCGTTTCGATTTAGTTTTGTCGAATGGGGAATACTTGTCTCGAAAGCGAAAACTGGATCGCGCCGTTTTCCGTCCGAGGATTGGATCAATGCATTTACCGTCGAGGCTGCAAAAAATAATTTAAATGTTGCCACACATATCTGTGGTCGTTGGACGCGAGAATTAATTGCAGGAACGCTTAAATGGTATGACCTACCAAGTTGTATCGATGTTTGCCAGAGGATCCAGATTAATACGCATGCCGATGCGCGAACAGCGATCCTGACACGCCCATTGGCAATGGCAGAAAAACTTTTAGAGCGAGAAAAAATATACATTTTTCAGCTTGATGGTGTGAATAATTCTCTGCCTTTATGTTTTCCGGATCCAAGAATAAAGAAAGCTGGCTTATTCGATCTTTCGGGCGGCGCTGGCGTTCTGCCGAATCAATGGCTCTCACCAAACGATGCCTTTCCCTGCGGCTACGCTGGCGGGCTCGGTCCAGAAAACATCCTTGAACAACTCACAAAGATAGATGCCGTCTGTCCGCCCGATTACGAGACCTGGGTCGATATGGAGCGCCGCGTTCGTACAGATGATGATGAAGAATTGGACCTAGCGCGAGTGACGAGCGTGCTTGAACAGGTGGCAGGACTGATTCAATGAAGGTAATTACCGCACCGCAATTCTTCTCATATGAAGCCGGATCTTTTTATATCTTTTTGGCTGGAACAATTGATATGGGGGACTCCGAGAACTGGCAAGAGAGCGTAATTAACTGGATGTCTGGATGGACCGATAAGGTTGTTTTGTTGAACCCACGACGCCAGGATTGGAATAGTGAATGGGAGCAGGACGCGAATAAGATGCAATTTCGCGAACAGGTACGGTGGGAATTAGATGCAATGCAATGCGCCGACTTACGCTTTTTCGTTTTTGCTACGGATGAGAATAACGCCAGAAAAGCGAAAGCGCCAATCACTCTTTTGGAACTTGGATTACATAAAGATAAGCCAGCAATCGTTTGTTGTCCGCCAGGGTACTACCGCAAGGGGAACGTAGATATTGTTTGTCATAAATATCGAATTCCAGTTTATGATAGTTTCGGTCAAGCGATGTTTGAATTATCAGTATACGTCTCCAAGAAACTACTGTGAAGATTCATCTAATCGGCGACTGTCACGCGAAGATATCGCGCCTATTATGGATCCTCGATTCCTTGCCGAAAGATGAACCTGTCTTTCAGCTTGGAGACATGGGAGTAGGTTTTTCTGGCATATTTCTTCCTAAGCGTGATCCAAACTTCTGGTGGATCCGTGGTAATCATGATTGTCCGGAGAAATGTCGCGCGCACGAAAACTATCTTGGCGATTACGGATATCTTGAAGACCTGAAATTATTTTATGTTGCTGGCGCGTGGTCTATTGATTACGCGAGTCGCGTCCGCGGAGTTAGTTGGTGGCCAGATGAAGAATTGGGATATGAACAATTACAAGATGCCATTGACTTGTACAAACAAACCAAACCGGAAATCGTAATCAGCCACGAATGTCCAACCGAGGTTGGCATCAAGATGCTGGCACCGTTAATGCTGGACGGTTATTTCGGAGCAAAAGCATCCTGCGGCAAATCGCGTACTGCTCGAGCTCTACAGGTGATGTTTGAAGCCCATCAGCCGCAGCACTGGGTATTTGGACACTACCATATCGACCGTGATATTTATCTTAAGGTTCTTCCAGCGGATGTAGACCGTTTTGCGGATTGTTCAGAGGGCGAAGGAACACATTTTCGCTGCGTCTCAGAATTAGGAGTCTACACACTGGAGGTTTAAGTGCAAGCTAAAGAAATTACCTTCGTTGAGATAGCCGGCCGACAGATCGCAGCCGTACTCATTATCTGTCCGAAATGTAAAACGCTCGACTTAAATACCACCTTTAATACGAATGTTGATCCGTGGACCGCTCATTGCCCGCTGGGGCACGAATGGACCATTCCCAATGATTCCAACTGATGAGCAGCTCTGGGAAAAATTACGCACAATCAAGCCGCCGTATCCTGTCGCATTCAAGTTTAAAAGCGGAAAGAAAATCACTCTCTGTCCGCCAGGTAATGCCGAGGGAATTGATATTCAATCGGAGGTTGTGCGCCCTAAAATATTACACTTCCGGCTTTATCAGGGTGTAGGCGCGCACCATGAAGAAATTAGAATTAAGTCCGGTGTAATGCTCTGGTGGCAGGAAGCATACGTCTATCGACTGGAAATGAATTGCGCGATTACGCGAGCCATCGAATCATTAGATAGACTCTTTGCTCCTGTTCCGCGCAAGCCTGGACATCCAAAGAACGACAACACTCCATGGCCGGAAGACTTTGGACAAGATATTGAGAAGATGACCAACCAAATTATGATTGAAGCGATCGAGGGGTGGATATGCGAGACGGAAAAATTCCTAAGTGTCCGAAGTGTAAAACGATTACGTGAATACACTGGTCCGGCAACGGTATTTGCAAATGCTGTTGCTGCGGACACCGAGAACCAATGTGGGTTTTCTATCGACACGGAATAACATATTCTTCGTTAGGAATAAGCTCGATACACACGAAGATTCCTGGAGAAACTGAATGAGTTGGATTAAGGTATCCGACAAACTGCCGTTAACGCCAAACAGTTGCCCGATAGCAAGCAGACGTTCGGACGTATTTTTATATTCCGACAATGTTTTGTTATTTGAAAAGAGTAGTCATCGTAACGGAGAAGATATAACTATCGGTTGCGTGAATGTATATCCTAATGGTGGTGAGACGACATGGACCGACATTCACGGGCAAGAAATCCATCCGACCCATTGGCAACCGCTACCGGAGAAACCGTGAGTCAAGAAGAAAAGTTAAGACAGGCGCTCCGAGAAATAGCAAATCGCGCTGGTGCTCCAACGATGGGTTATTCGCCGCCAAATGAACTACGAGAACAACGCGAATCTCTGGATTGGATTGCTGCCCGCGCAGCGGAAGCGTTGGGTGTAACACCTGTTCAACCGGAACATCATCGCCTATCGATTGATTTTAACGCTGTTAACAAATGTTCTTTTTGTTCGGAACGATACGGTTTCTGTGAAAAGCATCAAGATATGTACGGTATCGATTACAAGGGTGATCCGCAGAGGAAATCGTAATTATGAAATATACAATTACAGAATCAAAAACGCACCCAGGTCATTATTGGGTCGATGAAGATCAGAAGATCAGTCGAGCTTTGTTTGTCGGTCCTACGGCCGAGCAAGAAGCGCAGGAGTACGCGCGCTGGAAAAATGCCCATGTGGAAGCGGAAATTGCCACGGCAAACTTCGAAGCGCGCCGTCGCGCTCGTTTTGATCCTGACAAATTAACGCAAGAGCAATGGGAAAAGATTGGCAAAGGTGTTTGTCCACTTTGCGACAGTAAGATTGGCTATTGCGAAGCCGGAGAATTTTGCACAAACGATGCGTGTCCTTATGTTCTTTAGGATTCAAATGGATAACCTGATTCGTGAATGGTGGAGGCGTCATGGCGTTGTTGCTATGGTTCCTTGCGGATTCTCGCTTAATTAAATTTTTCTTGACAAGGCTTTGTTCCGTGATACATTCGCGGCATGACATTTACCTAGATTTCTCAAGAACCTTACGTTTATACCTTCATTCGGATGGATCTTCCCATCCAGCATCAAATCATCCAATCCAATCATGCAGTAGAACAGGCGACTATGCGCTTCACGCATAAGCCTTATACAGTCCAACAGAATGAGTGTTGGAACAACCACGTTCTGATTGGTGTGCCCGATCTGGCCGCACTTAAACGTGTTGCCGGCAAACTCGCCGTATCTCAGATTCAACATTATTGCTGGTTTGAACCAGACTTTCCCGAAGCAGAAAGATTTACAGCCATTTGTACGGCGCCGATTAGCGGAGTTGCGCGATCGGTGCTCTCAAATTATCGAGTTTACAAAGATACGCCCGTAACTCAACTACGAGAGTGCTCTGATCTAAACAGAGAAGTTGTCGGTGAGAATCCGACCGGGCGTGCCAGTTTATGTGCGCGTGGTCCAGCGGCTGGACAGGTCAACTCTAAATTGATCGAGGTAGGTTCGACTCCTACCGCGCACACCAATGCCGGCGGTGCGGAAGCTAGCGCCGCGCTCTCTTGAATGGGACGCCGGCACCATAGGGGCTCGCGTGAAAGCGCGTGGATCAAATCCGAAGCCCCTGCCACGCGGGGTGCGTCGAAAGACGTGGTTCAAAGCCACACCCCGCTCCAATTTCTTTAGGAACAAAAATTGTTCCTAAGAGAACAAGGCGTCTGTAGCTTAACCGGGTGAAAGCATCGGTCTCTAAAACCGACAGAGCAGCCAGTTCTAACTGGTTGATGCGAGTTCAAATCTCGCCAGACGCTCCAAAATTCCTGCTATAATCCCGAGCATGCTAAACAAAGTTTTTCTTATCGGCCGTCTCGGTAAAGATCCCGAGACTCGTTACACTTCTGGCGGCTCAGCCGTTTGTAATTTCTCAATCGCCACAGACGAAACATTTAAAGATCGCTCAGGGCAAAAGCAGAAACACATCGAGTGGCACAAGATCATTGCCTGGAGTAAGTTGGCAGAAATTTGTCAGCAATACTTAAAGAAGGGTTCGCTTGTTTACGTCGAAGGTAAAATTCAATCTCGCCAATGGGAAGACAAGCGCAGCGGAGAAAAGCGCACGGCATTTGAGATTGTAGCTTCAACCATGAAGATGCTTGGCGATAAGCCGGAACGGACCGCGGCGCCGGCGCAAGATCATTACGATGCCGATCCAGTAGGCGGTGGAGGCGGATCTGAGATTTCTGACGAAGACATTCCTTTTTAGTTTGACATCTGTGATATCCTCTAGCCTCAGGGTCAGTAAGCTTAGCGGCGAAACTGCTCGCCTCCAAACCGAGACTCGGTGGTTCGAATCCATCCTGACCCGCCATATTGACCTTCGTGATCAGCCGTGTATGGCGTCTGATCACGGAACCGAGGCAGTCGATGCGGGCTTAGTCTCCTGTGTATCGGCTGCCTCCGGGAATAGATCTAAACAGAGGGGGCGGCGGTAAAGAGGATGTACGCCGCCTCGTTTACTTTGAAAGGAATTGTGATGATAACTGAAGTCAATATCGACAACTGGTTTACCTACCACGCACCGACGCCAGACCAACTTCCTAAGTTCGAGGCGATCCGCGAGGCTGGTAAACATTTGGCTGCGGTTATTGTCGCGAATACTCTTCCAAGCGCCGATCAAACCGCAGCCGTTCGAAAGGTACGTGAAGCTTGCATGACGGCAAATGCCAGCATCGCGTGCGGCGGTAATTGATCGGGTCCGTAAGTCAACAGTAGACTACCTGACTTTTAATCAGGGGACGCAGGGGCAGCACCTGCCGGGCCTACCATGCGGGCGTAGCTCAGTGGCTAAAGCATCTGACTCTTAATCAGAGGATCGTGAGTTCGACTCTCACCGCCCGCACCATTTCCTTCTTTCCGTATAATTTGATATGCCATATCCATGGCATACGTTCGCATTGTCCGTGATGATTCAATAACCTCCCAAGCAATCCGTTGGACCTTACACGAGCAGTTCTCTCATATCGGTTTCAAGATGGATGATGAGCGCTGGCTTGACTGCCGGCTCGATGGCGGCGTTCAGATCCGAGCGGCAAACAGCATAATCGATACCGCACACATCGACTTTACGTTTCCCGGGATCGAGTCAGCCATTGAATATGGCAAAACGCTTATTGGAACAAAGTATGATGTTGGAAACATATTTCACTTCCTCGATTCTCATTGGCCTATTAATCAGCATCAATTAATTTGCAGTAGATTCGTTCGTGAATGTGCTCGCGAGGGTGCGAAATTTGCTTTAATTAATCCTTCGATTGAAGACTACCAGATTGCTCCCGGCCACTATATTTATCCCATTGGCGTGGTTCCAGGTGTAAACGAACTTGATCGCTATCCAATGGATATGAAGTTGTAGTAGAATTCATTCGCCAACTGATAGAAGCCTTTTGTTTAGCGTTCCACGTGATCAAAAGGTGAAACCATAAAAGCAGAGCTGCCACTAGCAGCCTAAACCTTTGGGGCGGATTTTGGTCCGCCCCGGAGTTCTATGTTTGAAGTTAAAACTGAAATAATTTCAAAGTTAACCAAAGAGTGGGACTCAATAGTTTGTTCTGCCTGCGGATCCGTAAAATGGGAGAAGTATCCCTTCTGTCGATCGTGTAGTATTCGCCTCCAGCGTATTAACCTGATGCTTCCGTTAAAGCCTTTCCGCGGCCACTACGGGAAAGAAATAGCCGATCATCCTTATGCTTGCCAGAAATGGGCTCGAGCCTATGATCGAGCCAGAGATTATCTTTTGGCAAGCAAAGTGGTATTATCACATTCAGAGGATGATTAACTAATGCTGTTTCACTGGTTTGACGAGTTTCTTCGTTTCATTATTTGGTTGTTTCGCAGACCGACCAAAAACGAGCTCGCACGCATCGATCCTAATGCGAAATGCCCTGCCTGTGGGGCTAAAAGTGGAACATTAAAATGTGTTCGTGTTACAAATCAACCAACGCCAGACGATGGCCAGCTTGATATAAAGATGTTTAGTGTTAAGGTCCAGCATACCTGTAATGTCGATGGTGCAATCTGGTATGAGGATCCGATTGTGAAGGTTAATATCAATCAAGTTTTGCCATCCAGATAATCTTTCCTATCATCCTCCCCCTTTTTGCCTTACAATCCGCGCGAAATGGCAAATCGTAACGGTATTACTATAAAACCGATTGGTCAATTTGTTGACGCTCTCACGCGTTACGGTCAATCGCTTTACCAACGTCCACCCAACGAAATTCGCAATATCGATACAAAAGATTGGTACTCACCGATGCAGCCGGTCAACCCAATGGGACCGGCTGGTTCCGAGCCTAAGGGATTCCAGTTTTGGGCCGGTGAAAACCTTATTTGGACGCCGCGCGCCGACGCTGAATACTCAGCGGCCGACCTAAAGGCAATGGCTACCTATCCGCTTGCAAAGATTTGTATCGAAAATGTCAAAGATGCGATTGAACGTTGCGCTTGGGAAATTCAACTCCGTGCGCGCCCTGGTGAGCGCAGAAAGGATACGTTGGCGCGTGGAAAAGATGACGATACACTTTTGAAGCTCAATCGTTTCTTTGAATATCCTGATCGTGAGCACAACTGGCAAGAATGGTTGCGCCCATTACTGGATGATTTGCTTGTCATCGATGCTCCTTCAGTATTGGTACGCAAAACATTTAGCGGAGAAATTGCAGAACTTGCCGTCATCCGCGGTGAAATGATCACGCGGTATATTGATGAAAACGGTTTTACTCCAATACCGCCGAGTCCTGCTTATGCCCAAAACTGGTGGGGCATGCCGTATTTAAACTTGACAACGGACCAGTTGATCTACAAACCGCGTAACATTGTGCCGCGAAACTCGGTTTCCTCCCAGCTTTATGGTATGAGTCCGACCGAGCAGCTTGCTCCGGAAATTAAAGTTGGCATGAAGCGTCTTGAATTTGCTTTGGCATATTACACGGAAGGTTCCGTACCGGGTGTGGTACAGGTAGTTCCAAGAGGAACACCAGTTGCGAAGATCAATGAAGCAATGGATTGGATGAATTCGGAACTTGCTGGCAACCTCGCTGCTCGTAATCAGTGGCGCTTGGTGCAAGGATTTAATGAACCAGGTAAAAATGATCAGATCGTATTCTCCAAAGAGCCGCTACTCGCCGGTCTTTACGACGAAAAACATATTCGTGAAATTTGTTTCGGTTACGGCACGAGTCCGCAGCGTCTTATTAAGATGATCCGCACAGAAGGGAAAGCATCGAGTGAATCTGCCGAGTCAGAAGGAACGCTGCCATACATTCTTTGGCTTAAGGGATTTATCGACTTTATTATTCAGAAGAAAATGGGTCTGACCGAATATGAATTCGCCGTGGATCCATATAGCGAGCCGGATCCGCTTAAGAATGCTGCCGCTATCACGATGTTGGTAAGCAAGGGAACATTAACACCAAATGAAGCACGTGAACGTTTAGGTGAAGATTTGCGACCGGAACCGGAAGCAGATCAACTCGGCATTATCACTGGAACCGGATTTGTTCCACTCGGCATGGCACCAGCATTGGGAGGTGTTGACGTCGATGAAGATGGAAAAGCGACATTAAACGAAAATGCAAATGTTCCACCGAACCGACCGCCAGGAAGCAGTAATCCTGGAGGCAAGAACAGCCGCGGTTCTCGTCCCTCGCAGGCTGCCGGCGGTGGGCGATCGATAGGAAGGCATGTGCCCAATGGAAAAATATTCAAACGAGTTAGCAAAAAAACGGGGCTCGCGTATTGATCCGGCTAAATTAACGCCGGAGTCCCATCAGGCAATCTTTCATATTAAAGATGCCATACATAAAGTTTTCAAGCGTCAACAGGATCGGGCGCAGCTCGAAGTCGACCGTTTGGTTAAAACTATGAGTGACACACTAAAAAAACGTGAATATCATTCAGTTCAATTTAATTTATCTCCGGAAGATGCTAAGAATGTTCTTGAGGTTCCGATTCTCGATACAGACTTTACATTAAAGGGACGAGAAAAAGAACCGCACGTCACCGTGCTATTTGGTTTACAAAAAGAAATAACTCCGGAAGATGTGAATAAGATTACAAAGAATACTGGGGAAATAGAGGCAACGCTTCTCGGCTATGACACATTCCCAGAGGGTCCAGATGGCATACCGCTAATCATACCAGTAGACAGTGATGCACTCCATGCGCTCCACCGCAATTTAGCAGAACTAGATCATATAAGCACACATAAAGAATATCGTCCGCACATTACGGTTGGATATCTCAAGCCAGGAACGGAAGCGCAATATCTAAAACTTGTTAATCCGCTCGAGGGCGATAGGATTATCTTGAAGAACCTTGTTTTTTCTCATTTAGATAAATCTCAAACGGAATTGGAAAAGTATAGTAAGGGTACATCGGAAGAAAAGTTAGCCATGCCGGAATTGCCGCCAAACCATCACGCTGCAATGCGAGTTCCTAAGGGCGGTTCCTGTTGCGCGAATTGTGAATATCTTGGTGATGACAAAAAAAGCTGTAGAAATGATTATTTTATTAAATGGGATGGAGGGAAAGAGAAACCGGCAGATTCAGATCGGCTTCCATATCCGGCCGATGAATATTGCAGTGATTGGTACGAGCCGGAGAATGAGCTTTTAGAGGCTGCTTATCGTATCGGCGCCGCTCCACTTCAAAAAGCGATTTCTGGAGAAGGAAGTCGCAAGACGATTTTTATGATGCGTCATGGTAAAACGGCGTTGGATCCAATTAAACGCTCTGATGGCTGGTTGGATTTCCCACTTTCAGACGACGGACGCGTAAAATTATTGACAGCGGAACAATATCTAAAAGAAACGCCGATCACTAAAATATATTGCAGTGACTTGAAGCGCCACCGCGAAACGGCAGAAATTATTCAAAGTGGATCTATCTATAATCCGCAGATTGTCATCGACAATAGAGCTAAGACGTGGAACCTTGGCATACTTGCTGGACAACAGAAATATGCCAATAAGAAGAAAGTTCGTTTGTTAATGGATAATCCAAATCAAGTGCCAGAGGGAGGAGAATCACGTAACTCATTCCGGAAACGATTCCTCTCGCTTATAGGTGAGATTCAGCAGAAGGCAAAGGCAGGCCGTGGTCCGTTCCTAATCGTTCTTTCCGGATCAAATCTTCGTGAGCTCTCTGATCATATATATAACGACGTGGATGTTCTTGATTTGGATGAAGGTGGAATGCTGTCCATGCAGCCTTCCGGGGATAAGTGGAATGCCCAGGTCCTATTTGGTCACAAAAGTCTGGAAGACGAGAAATTATCCTAATGCCTTACGCGGACGACGGACACGATGTACCGAAGTATGTTACGGGCGGCGCCAAGCGCCGGCGTCAGTGGAGTCACGTATGGAACAGCGCGTATCACCGCGCAAAAAAGCAGGGAAAATCCGACAAGGAAGCAGAAGAATTCGCATTTCGCGAAGCCAATGGAGTAGCCGGACCCAATAAAACCTCATATGACGTTTTAACGAAGCGTATTTCCGATGCAGAAGCCACGGAGATCGCCGATAAAATTCTCAAAGCGATGGAACAGGAATGGAACTCTCTCCCGTCGGAAGTACAAGAGCAACTTGTTAATGCCTCTCTTTCTGGTGTTGGTCAAGGCATGTTGCAGATCGAATACGCGCCCAGCGGAATTATTGCCGCCGCAAATGAGATTGCACACGACTATGCTGTGAAGCGTGCCGCCGAAATGGTCGGAATGAAATACAACAAGAGCGGCGATCTTGTGAAGAATCCAGATGCGCGATGGGCAATTAGCGATACAACCAGAGAAAAAATCCACGACATTGTAGCGGAGTCATTCCAAAAAGAACTTAGGATGGAAGAGATTAAGGCTCATATTCAGAAAGCACTTCATGATCAAACGAAGCAGGGTATCTTTAGTGAGGCGCGCGCTGAAATGATTGCGCGAACCGAGGTAATTAACGCACAAACGCACGGCAATTTTGATATGTGGAAGAAGTCGGGGATCGTTAAAACCGTTCGTTGGTTGACAGCGGAAGACGAAAGAACCTGTCCAGAATGCGAACAAAATAGCGATGCGGTTGTTGAACTTGGCAAGCCATTTCCAAGTGGTGCGATTATGCCCACCGAGCATCCCAATTGCCGGTGTGCCTTGACAGTAGAGGATGTTTCGGATTAATATCTTCGACCAGCAGTAAATCCAGCAGTCGGTAAAGCGGTACGGGCTTTCTGCGAGCCGTTACAAGGAGACAATCCAGATGGTTTACCATAATAAATTCACAGTGTGTATCAAATCTCGCGGAAGAATTCTGCGTGAGCATGGAGACACTGTCACAATTCCCTTTGGATCTGAATATTCGATCCTCATGAAAAACCTCAATTCTCTCCGTATCAAACTTAAGGTATCTGTTGACGGACAGGATGCAACCGAAGGGACCTGGCTCGTTGTTCATCCGAACAGCAACCTGGAGCTAGAACGTTTTATTAAGAACGGCAATTTCGATAGCGGTAATCGTTTCAAGTTTATTGAACGTACTACTGAAATCGAAAATCACCGCGGCGTAGGTCTCGAGGATGGACTGATCCGCATTGAATACAAGACCGAACAAAAACCGATCGATGTGCCACGATTCAACTATTATGATGTGCCGTGTCCACGTCCTTGGTATCCACCTTATGATCGCCGGCGTCCAAGGGTTCCTTCCCCGTTTCCCAAATACGGCCGTCGCTCTAGCGATATGGGACCGGATGACGTTATGCGTAGCGTAACTTCGTTTTCGTCTTCCACATCCGGCTTAAATTCGACTGTTCACACCTGCAACTTTATGGGAGCAACGCTTTCTGCCAACGAATGCAAGATAGATGCAACCGATTCGGTTCTAAATGACGTTGGTATAACCGTTCCGGGAAGCGTAAGCAATCAACATTTCGAATGGACCTCAGATTTTCTGACGCAAGCCATCGCGGATGTTGTCGTCCTAAAATTACGTGGATGCGTTGGTGGACAGCGCGTGCAACATGCTGTCACCGTCGATCATAAGCCAAAATGTCAAACCTGCGGGCGCGTAAACAAAGCAACGAATTCTTATTGCGCGACCTGCGGGACTGCTCTCACCGTTCTTTAACCCTTGACAATGCTGCCGGATGCGAGTAAACGTTTATATTCCTAATGAGCATCCGGCAGTACTGTTAAAGGATAGCAATGCGTTGCCCCCAGTGTCTAACCATCGGAATTGATGAAGACGAAATCTGCATTGCCTGCGGACGCTGCGAAGAATGCTGTGAAGGTGACCATGAAGATAACTACTACGAAGACGAAGTATTACGGGCGGTCGAAGGAGAATCCACACAAGCTGGAGTGTCGAACGATCCAGAAACCGATTCTCGAATCATTTTGCCTTGAACCGAAATGTAAATTTTACAAGAAGCCAGCGGCTCAGGGTGTCTGTTATACCGTCCTGCCAAGGTACAAATCTGTGACGCAATACTTTGATATGACCTTCCGTCATGCAGAAGAAGTCCTTGCGGAAATGAAACGTCTTCGGAATATAAATAAGCAACAATCGAAAGATGCATGGATTAAACATCTCGAAAATCAATTCATTTGTAATTGGGCAAATCACGACAGTACTCTCGATATGCTGATTGAACTTCGCGCCGAAAACGCGAAGTTAAAAATCCAACTCGGAAAATGGAGGAAATAAATGGGCTCAGGGAAATTTAGTAGAGATGATTATTTAAGGTCAAGTCATACTCGCGCACTTAGCGGCGTGAAAGACTTTGCCTATTCAGAACAAGCAGAAAGAACAAAGCAATTACATCAAGCCTTGGATCCTCGCCGGATTAACAAAAAACCATTCGGCTCCCTTGAGAGCCGGGATAGCGATGAACATCCAAACTCAAACGCGATCATGATCGTATTTGATGTCACCGGTTCAAACTACGCCAATGCCGTTGAGGCACAAAAGAAACTTCCAGAATTGATGGACCTTCTCAGTAAGTGCATCGAAGATCCCCAGGTTGCCATTGCCGCCAACGACGATATTAATTCTGTCGGAAAGAACGCATTGCAGATTTCCGATTTTGAATCAGACAACCGCATTGACGACCATATACGGAATGTTTGGCTGGTTGCTTGCGGTGGGGGAAACGATGGGGAATCGTATGATCTTGCGATCTACGCGGCGGCGCGCAAGACGATTCTTGATTGTTTGCAGAAGCGTGACCGTAAGGGATACTTTTTTATGTATGCCGACGAGTCCATTTTTGGGCAGGTTCGAGCAAAAGAAGTCGAATTGATTTTTGATGACCACCTGCAGGCGGATATCCCCATCGAGCAAATCATCCAGGAATTAAAACAGAAATATCACACATTTGTAATTTGCCCAAAGAACGTATATCCGCACGCGCGAGAACAGTACGTTGAGTTGTTTGGCGAGGATTGCGTTATCGATCTGGCGAAACCGAAATTAATTTGCAACACGATCGGAGCCATTGTTCAAAAGACCGAGAAAGAAATTACCGATGAAATCCTGGCCGGCGATCTCGCGGCGGTCGGTGCGTCATCAAATGAGACCCAGGAAATTCTCGCTTCTATCGCACATGTCAGAAGAAAAATGTCCGTATGAGCAAGTGGAGCGGAATACTAGAAACAATCCAAAGCGATCCTCGCTATGTTGAAGGTTTAACCTACGGCAAACCCAGGAAGGGACATGCTGAGGGAACTGTAGACAAACACATCGCCGAGCTCGATCAAACATTGGAATTGATTTATCGGGCTGATCACATGTTGATGCCGGATGAGTATGAAAAGTTAAAAATCATCATCCATGCTCACGACACATTCAAGCTCGAAGGTAAGCGCCGTACCGGACACCAAGTATCAATCCGAGATCCAAACAGCCACGCCTCCCTTGCCAGGAAGTTTCTGGAAGAATTTACCGACGACAAAGACATTCTTTCTATAACGCAATTCCATGATGAAGGGCACTCGCTTTGGCAGAAGTGGCAAAAGCGTGGAAGCTATAGCCGCGACCGGTTGCGCGATGCCCTTTCTCAAATCACGAATCACGATCTATATGCCATCTTCACCATCATTGATGGCTACACCCCAAGTAAGTTGATGGACCGTTCACCTCGATGGTTTATTGAGGAAATGAATAATTTCGTGGAAACACCAAGGGCTCATCAGATTCTTAAACTACTCAATCTCTAGGAGAAAAAATGTCAAAGCAGCCACAGTTGGGAGATCTTGCAAAAGACACCATTACTGGTTTTAAGGGGATAATCGTTACCAAAACAGAATGGCTTAATAAATGTGTCCGTGTTGGTCTCCAGCCACGCGAGTTACACGAAGGTAAGCCAATCGATATGCAGCATTTTGACATTGAACAGATCGAAGTTATAACTGCTGATGCTTTGAATATCGACAAACCGCCTACAGGTGGCGACCGTAACGCACCTCCGAACCGTCCCGATGTCCGTCGTTGAGAGAACGGAAAAGACAGAGGAAGTCTTTGCAACGCTCGAAAAGTTAATCAAGCCGGGTTGGTACGGGCGTATTGCCATCGTTATTCAAAACGGAAAAATCAAGAAAATGATATCGCTACAGGAGCCGACACATGGAGCAACAGCAAATACGGAGCTCGATTCAATTCTCGTATCCAAGCCTGACAGACATTAATCCGATATTCCTGATCGACTTCTATAAAGTCGGTCACGTCTCTCAGTATCCAAATGACACGACGCAAGTGTGGTCGAATTGGACGGCACGCTCAACACGTATCGCGAGCCGTAAAAGCGTTGTATTTTTTGGATTACAGTATTTCATTAAGGAAATCCTGATCAACCAGTGGAATAGCCATTTTTTCTCGCGACCGCTCGATCAAATACTAGATGAATATCGCGCGCTTATTCAGGCAACACTGGGAGTTGAAAACCCGCGGACAGATCATATCGAAGCGCTGCACAAGCTTGGCTATTTGCCTATAGCGATATGGGCTCTGCCGGAAGGAAGTTCTGTTCCGCTGCGCGTTCCATCGCTTGTCATTACCAATACACATCCTTGCGGGTTTTGGCTACCAAACTATCTCGAAACAATCCTGTCTTGTATTCTATGGAAGCCATGCACATCTGCCACAACAGCACAAAGCTATCGTAAGTTGTTCATCAAATATGCCCAAGAAGCCGGTGAGCGAGATTTAAGCTTTATTGATTGGATGGGACATGATTTTTCTTTTCGTGGGATGTCGGGAATTGAAGACGCAGTATTGTCGGGTATGGGTCACCTCCTTAGCTTTTCAGGTACCGACACGATCCCGGCTATTATTGCTGCGAGTAAATATTACTACGCTCAATTAACGTGCGGCGGATCCGTTCCAGCAACAGAGCATTCCGTGATGTGTGCTGGCGGGAAAGAAGACGAACTTGAAACATTCCGACGTATCATTCAAGACATTTATCCATCCGGCGTAGTGTCGATTGTTTCTGATACATGGGACCTTTGGCGTGTGTTAACCGAATATGTTCCGTGTCTTCGTGATGATATTTGTGCTAGGACGCCAAGTGTGTTTGGCGTCCCGCCGAAAGTTGTTATTCGTCCCGATAGCGGTGATCCCGTGTTGATCATCTGTGGGGATCCCGATAAAGGCGCCGGCAGTCCGGCCGCGTTGGGAACGCTTCGTCTACTTGCCCAAGCAATGGGAGTCGACTCGAATAGAGACGGTCTGCCGTTAATCAATATGGCTGGCGCGATCTATGGAGACAGTATTACGCTCGAACGCGCAGACGCCATTCTCGAAAGGACAGTTCACGAGCTAAAACTATCTCCCTACAATATGGTCTTTGGTATCGGATCGTTCACCTATGAATTTGTGACTCGCGATACATTCGGTCATGCCATGAAAGCAACAGCCGTGCGCCGAGGCGATAAAATCGTCAACATTTTCAAGAAACCAGTAACGGATTCAGGAGAGAAAGCTTCTCTCAACGGTATTCCGATCGTGCACGAATCTAATGGCAGTTTTATAGTCACCGACGGCGGAACGCCCAATGATCTGGATGACTGTGCTTTTCGTAAAGTATTTGAGAACAGTAATCTGTTGATCGATGAGGATTTTGAAAAGATCAGAAAGAGGGTGCGAGCGTGATTTGCACAATTAAATATCCGGAAGACGCAGGAACGAAGTTTGAGATGTTTCGTTATCCAGCCGGCGAAGTTCAGGTGCGTTTGTTTCCCGAACAGCTCCAGTTAATAGGAACTGCGAGCAACGTGATAGTATTCGCCACGATTAAAGATGGCGAGATAATGGCGGTTGCCCAACTAATTGATGCGATCTCTGAAATTACACTTCCGATGCTAGTACTTCCTTATTTCCCATACGCCAGGGCTGACCGCTCATTTCGTCCGGGTGATTGTTTTGGATTAGAAGTATTCTGTGATTTTCTTCTTGCGCTGCCACTTAAAAAGATTGTGACATTGGATATCCACTCGCAGGTTGCATTCGGCTTTATGCCAACCAAACTTAAGAATATTTCTCCGAAGCCGATAATCAATGTCGCCCAGGAAAATATAGGGAGGCCGGTCGTTGTCCTGCCGGACAAGGGCGCAAGTCGTTACGCTTTTGGCGGTGCCTATCTACAATGCGATAAAAAACGCGATCCACAAACGGGGAAACTGTTGGAGTTTGTTGTTCCTAAACGCGAGGAATTTCATTTTGAAGGTGCCGACTCGCTTTTGCTCGTAGATGATATTTGTGATGGCGGCGGTACGTTCATCGGACTTGCAGAGGAATTCCGTAAGCAGGGTTATACCGAAAAGCTCTATCTCTATGTAACGCATGGCATATTCTCAAATCATGCTATGGATCGGTTGAGTTCTCATTTTGAGAAGGTTTACACAACCGATTCATTTAATCCCAAGCCACACGAAAAGCTAATTGTCATTCCATGCCATGGCACTATTCTTGACGCGCTCGTACCGCGGGATGAACTTTGGAAACATGCGACGGCATGCAATGTCTAATGCCTATCTTATTGCCGGGCTCGGGTACGGCGATGAAGGAAAGGGTGCGACGGTCGATTTTATCTGTCGCACCCGCCAGATAGCTCTGGTTGTCCGTTATAATGGCGGCTCACAATCATCCCACGCCGTAGTATGTCCAGACGGCAAGGTTCACACATTTGCTCAATTCGGAAGTGGAATGTTCGTACCAAGCGTTCGCACGCATCTTTCCCGTTTCATGCTTGTGGATCCACAGACGATGATGTGCGAAGAACAATGTCTGCGCGACCTGGGCATTACGGATGCATTTAAGCGTACAAGCGTTGATGAACGCTGTGTAATCATCACACCCTTCCAACGAGCCGTTAATCGTATCCAGCTTTTGGTTAAAGGTGGACACAATAGCTGTGGTATGGGTGTCGGACAGGCGCGAGCCGACCATATTTTTCACGGCGATAAAGTTCTATTTGCTCGCGACACACAAGAGGATCCGAAGGAACTCCATAGGAAGGTTAGGTTTATCCAGAAAATTTCTCAGAAAGCAGTTGAGAAGTTTAAACACTATTCGGATTCCTGCAAAGAGTACATCGAATATCTTTACGATCCAGATGCGGTTGGGCGCTATCTCGCTGATTTGATTCAATGGCAGCAGCAGGTAACGCTTGTCCGGGGAATGGATCTGCGTGCAAAAAATGGCGATGACATTGTTTTTGAGGGAGCACAAGGTGTTTTGCTCGATGAAAAGCATGGAGAGCCGGAATTCAATACGTGGACAAATACAACTTTTGAAAACGCGTTTACTCTGCTGAACGAATCTAGATTTCAGGGGTCAATCAAAAAGATCGGAGTTACCCGAACCTATTTGACCCGTCATGGCGATGGTCCTTTTAAGACCGAAGATGCTACACTAACTTATCCGGAACCACACAATGAAGATGATGGAAGCCAGGGCAAGTTTCGCCGCGGACATTTTGATTTGTCGCTAATTAAACGCGCGATCGACATTGTTGGCGGCATCGATGGGGTTGCCTTAAATCATCTTGATGTGAATAAGAATTTCTTTACGCGCGAGAATAGTGAGATTGAACAACTAGCCTTCATTCGCGGATATGGACCAACAGCCAATGATCGTGAGTGGACCGAGTAAAATACTTCTTGAAAGCGCCGTATGGTTCGTTCTATTGATGGTGTTGTTGTATCAAATTATATTTATTATTCATTTCTTTCGCTGGCATTTTTTACATGTCCTTGACGATGAACCGCCGGAATCATTTCGACGCTGGTGTCCTGTTTGCTGGATGATTATTGCTTTCAGGAAATTTGATAAATGGATCGGACTTGACAAGCGCTGACATAAACGTTTACTATCTCTGCCCACAAGGGAGAACTTATGAGTTTAAAGAATAAGTTGCATCACATGGTGTATGAAGATGAACCGCAAAAAGCAACGCCGCCGCCCATTAACCTAGTTACTCCAGCTCCCGTACCAACAAATCCAATTTCATGGGATGTGCACACATCGGCTCCAATACCACCGTCGCAATCAACGGTGATTACTACAGATGGCAATACCTATCGAATTCTGTTCGAGGCGACAGATTTTGAAACAACAGATGCCGGACGAATTCTCAAAAAACATCTAGATCCATTGGCGAATGTGCCAGGTCTTGATGAGCGCACGAGACTCCAAGCGGCTCTCGCGGCGGCGAAGGCGCAAGACGGTTTAACGGCCGCAACTGTACTCAATGCCTTCGAAACTCTAAAAATAAATTTACAAAACAA